ATATTGTTGTCAACTTCTCAAAAAAAGTCGAAACGAATTTTCAGAATTGGACATTTTTAAAAATGTCCAAAAGTGAAATATTGGAAATAGTTTTTTTGGAAGAAAATCAGTTTTTTCCTTATGCAGTAAATTGCAGTAATTAGAAAATTGTTAAAAATGAATTGTTACCTTAATATTTTTTTATGTGTATAAAAAACGGCATTTTTTTGTCACTCTAATTTAGGAAAAATGAATGACAAAAAAATGCCAAAAAATGCCGATAAATTTTTCTGTGAAAAATGTGACTTTAAATGCAGTAAAATGAGCAATTATAACAAACACATTTTAACTGCAAAACATAAACGAATGACAAATAGTGACAAAAAAATGCCTAATAATTTATCTAGCATATATGGTTTCAGTTGTAATTGTGGAAAAACATATCGTTACCGTCAAGGTCTCCATCAACATCAAAAGAAATGTACGGCACAATATAAAATGGAAAATCGTTTAGACGATATAGTAGATACACTTCAAAATGAAGTAGAAGAAAGTAAAATTGATTTATTGATTGATGAAATGCGACGCAAAGATGAACATCACCAAAAAGAGCGTGAAGAACACAAAAAGGAAATATTGTTACGAGATGATCAGCATAAGAAAGAAATAGAAAAGTTATCCGAACAAATCTCAAAAATATCGACTGTTACAAACAATAACACGACAACAAATAATAATAACAAGTTCAATCTTAATTTCTTTTTGAATACTCAATGTAAGGATGCTATGTCTATTCAATCCTTTATGGAGAACCTTCAATTAGGTTGTAAGGAACTGGAACATATGGGAGACGTTGGGTATTTAAATGGTATGATTGACATTTTCAATAGCACTATAGGAAACATGGACGTATATAAAAGACCCTTACATTGTACGGATCTGAAACGAGAGGTTCTCTATTTTAAACAGGGAACGGATTGGGAACGAGACAGTGAAGATAAACAGCACTTGAAACAGCTAATAAAAAACGTCGAATCAAAGAATTATGACAATTTACAGGAATGGCAAAAGGGCCATCCAGGTTCTCTACAATGTGATACTCCGGATAGTCAACATTATATGAAAATAGCAACGGAAGCCCTTGGCGGAGCCGATAGTAACAAAGATTCAATGTACTTATCAAAAATAATGAAACATATAGTAAAAGAAGTCCACGTCAAACCATAAATGGTGCAACATTTCATTTATCAGTTATTAATAAATGAAATTTACCGTAAGAGTGTTACGTTTCTTTAAGTTCTTTGATAATATATATTGTTGTCAACTTCTCAAAAAAAGTCGAAACGAATTTTCAAAATTGGACATTTTTAAAAATGTCCGAAAGTGAAATATTGGAAATAGTTTTTTTGGAAGAAAATCAGTTTTTTTCCTTATGCAGTAAATTGCAGTAAAATGAAAAGTGAAAATCTCATTGGGATAGCATAACATTTTTTCAAATATGAGAATTGGGAATTATTTAGAAGTTTTTTTCTTTGTATAATATACAATAAATGACAATAAAAAAAACATTTAAAAAATCCCACGAATATTTGTGTGAAATATGTGATTATAAATGCTATCACAATAACGATTTTAATAAACATTTAATGACACTGAAACATAAAAATAAAGAAAAACCAAATAAAAAAACTTTTGAAAAATCCCAAGAATATTTTTGTGAGAAATGTGATTTTAAATGCAGTAATAAGGGCGATTATAATAGACATTTATTGACACTGAAACATCAAAATAAAGAAAAAACTTCAATAAAAATCCCAAAAGAATATAAGTGTGTATGTGGAAAAAGTTATAAACATGCAGCTTCGCTGCATAATCATAAGCGTAAATGTAATCATACTAGTAAAGAGAATGAAATTATATGCAGTGATAATAATATAAATTTACTAATGAATGAATTACAAAGACGAGACGAGGAACATAAGAAACAACTTGAAGAACAAAAAATACGAGACGAAGAACATAAGAAACAACTCGAAGAACAACAAAGACAACTCGAAGAACAACAAAGACAACATAAAGAAGATATTAAGAAGTTGTCATCACAGATTTCTAATATTTCCACAGTTACAAACAACAATACGACAAACAATAATAACAACAAGTTCAATCTTAATTTCTTTCTTAATACTCAATGTAAGGATGCAATGTCAATACAATCCTTTATGGAGAATCTTCAATTAGGTTGTAAAGAATTGGAACATATGGGTGATGTTGGGTATTTAAATGGTATGATAGATATTTTCAATAACACTATTGGAAACATGGACGTTTATAAAAGGCCATTACATTGTACAGATCTGAAACGAGAAGTTCTCTATTTTAAACAGGGAATGGATTGGGAACGAGACAGTGAAGATAAACAGCACTTGAAAAAGCTAATAAAAAACGTAGAATCAAAGAATTATTATAATTTACAGGACTGGCAAAAGGACCATCCAGGTTCTCTACAATGTGATACTCCGGATAGTGAACATTATATGAAAATAGCAACAGAAGCCCTTGGCGGAGCCGATAGTAACAAAGATTCAATGTACTTATCAAAAATAATGAAACATATAATAAAGGAAGTACATGTTAAATAATTACATAGTATATGTCTTTATAACAGGTTTGTCAAGTAATTGCGCTTGTCCGATAATTTTACCTTTACATACGTATTGAACAGGTATAATACAAACAGTCGCTTTATTTGTCTTATTTTTTGAGAAACGTTTACATAGTTTTGCACCATATTCTAAATGTTTATCAGTTATTTCTGATGTATTTTCTAAAATTACATATGGTGATGATTCATTTTGTAAATGAATCCATATATCATCGTCTTCGGAATCATCAAGTATTTTCCAGTTGGAGTATGAATTGCGTCCAACAATAAACTTAATATTTTCAAATGTCTCAGTATGTATTTTAAAAACCATTATTATATAAAATTGATTTAAATACTATACAGTATTCAATTTTAATAATATATAATTATGCATAGTGTTATCATATTAGCAGGTGGAATTGGAAAACGTATGGCGGATGCTTATCCAAATACACCCAAAGTATGTGTACCAATTAAAGACAAGCCAATGATAGTGCGTGTATTACAAAGTGTATTACGAACAAATCCCAAAAATATATATATTGTTGTAGGAAAGTATAGTAATGAGATACAAGAAACAATAGAAAATTATCTAAATGAAAATCAACAATCTATAATTAAGTATATTAAACAAGGTATACCACTTGGTACTGGACACGCAATACAAGCGTGTGTAAGTGAATTATATCATATTCAAGAGCATAATATTATTATTTTGTGTGGTGATGTACCATTGACAACAACAGAAACATTAAATAGTATTTTAAATAGAAAAGACGACGTCGTTGTGACAACAGAAAAAGAAAATCCGTTTGGAATGGGAAGAATAATTAACAAAGGAGAAAATGTAATAAAAATAATAGAAGAAAAAGATTGTAGTGAAGAACAAAGGGCAATAAAAAAAGTAAATTGTGGAATATATAAGATAATGGGGCGATTGTTGTTCAGATATATATATAAATTGGAAAACAATAATGCAGCAAAAGAATATTATTTAACCGATATAATAGAAATTTTACATAACAATCAACATGATATTTATGAACACAACATACCATCAAATAAAATACATGAGGTCTTGGGTGTAAATACAATAGAGCAATTGTGTGAGTTGGAGAGTTACATATAGTTATAGTGGGTTTTATTTTGATTTGTATTTAATTTAACAGTGTAATTGTCTACATTCAATGCATTGTATGTATATGTTTTATTTGGTAAGTAATAAAAATCGTGGTCTCCGAAATATATCATTGGATTGTCGTCATATTTTAGATTATACTTATGCATCATTTTTTTTGATATATTAAGTACAACTAAGTAGGCAATGAGGGTGCAAATAGTAGAAAACATATTTATTTAAAATAATAAATATGTATTAAAATGTTTCAATTTTTATGAATTTATGCTCTAGCAACTTGTTTGCGTCCAGATGGTCGGCGGCGGCGAGTTTGTTGCCATTCTGTATTCTCGTCTCCGGCCTCACTGGAACGCTTCTCACGCTCCTTTTCAGCAGCGTGGCGAATTTCACACATGATATTTCCACCACGTATTCCAGATACATTTACTGCGTGATACTCGTGTGAACCTTCAGTGGGCTTTACCATATCAAACTCAACATATTCTCCTTGCACAAGATATTTATATTGTGAGTGAGTAATGCGCAAATTACTGTAATGTACAAAAATATCAGAAGATTTAAAATCTCCATCATCCAACACTGTGATAAACCCATAACCTGTTTTGGTATTAAACCATTTAACTTGACCAGTAACTTTCTCGGCAATAGGTGCAGACATTACTATTATATATAATACAGTGGTACTCTTTTTATATTAATTTCAATTAATAATTAGTTCATAATCTATTGTTTGGTCATAATCAAGTAAATAGCAATATTTTAATACAGATGTTATGTAATTAATGTTACAATTATATGGAAATGCAGATTTTTTTTCAATAAACATTTTATGACACGGGTTATACAATGAGTGAGAATAATCAGTAGGCAAATTCCAAGGTAAGTATTTTAAATGATATTTTAAAAATACAAAACAAAGAGAAATTAAATCATCTCGGACACTTGAAGTGTTTCCTTGATGTATAAAATGACTAACGTATAATGGAGAACCAGTAATACTATCATTTTCAATATTTGGTAAGAATCCATCATCACTTTTATAAAAATTAGCTAATCCAAAATCAATAAATATAACTTTATTATTATAAACCATAATATTATCAGGTTTAATGTCACAATGAATAATATAATGGTCGTGTATATTTTTCATTATTTGTAACGATTGATAAAATAAATTTTTGATTACATTATATGTATTATGATTAACAATAAAGTCGTTTAGAGAACATTCGTAATATGGCATTACCATAACGGGGTTATTTTCCCAAATACCATAATAAAAAATGGTAGGTATATTATTACATTTTTTGTTGTTTAAATAATGTAAAATGGTGGATTCTTGTTTTAATGCATTATGTTTATCATAATTTATTTTTACAGCAACATTTTGATTATTTTTTATTTTATGTCCCTTAAATACAATACCAAATCCACCTTTACTTATTATATCATCGATGATATATTTATTATTTATGTTTGTAGTCATATAAAATTGATAATAATATATTTTTATATAATATTAAAAAATATGGAAGAAATTATTGAAAATGTTCGTCAAAGTGGAGAATGTGAAAGTAATATAGATATAAATGACTTACTAGAAACGATTGATGATGTAAATATTAGTTATTTGGAAAATAAAACGACGAACGATTTATATGAAGAAAATATAAACATATTGCAAGAAAAAAGCATAGAAAACATAGAAAATATAATGAAAAAATTAATGAAATACAGATATGTGGATGAGATAAATGATTTAATAAAAGGACGAATGGTGCGCTGGGTGCGCATAGGTGGAACAAATAAATTAACAAATGGTGGTATAGTAACAAATATAACATTTACAAATAATGGTATAAATGTGCAAATAATGTCCAGTAATCATCGTTTTATAAATTATAAATTTGATGAATGTTTGACGTTTCAAAAATTAACAACACAAGAAGAACTTATTTTAATGGTAAATGAACATATAGAAGAAGATTAGTACCTCTTTCTGGTGAAATTAAATTTAACTTTATTTTTTTTTGTTTTATTATTGTTTGATGTGTATAAAAATTCTTTAATATAATATAATATTTTTCTGGATGTTTTCTTTTCTTTTTTAATATCATAAATATATGTTTTTGGTATATATTTTTTTGCCTGATTAAATTCGAACCAATCATGTAAAAAAGGAATATAATTGTGTTTTAATGTAGAAAGTGTAATACAATATTTACCAACCTTTGATTCTATAAAGCGTTGAATAATTTTACTTATGGTTATGCCGTGGTAATGTGCTTTTGGTTGTATATAGTATACTTTATTGTGAATCATATCTTGATGAAATGAATCATCTATAAAACATATTTCAGTATTTTTTGGTATCATTACGCAATTTATAAAATCTTCGTGTATTTTTTTGTGACTTGTACGATTCGGTTCAATACGTTTATTTTTTATTTTAAATGCGTATATAATTTTATTAAAAATTGGTTTTGTTAACTTAAGTTTATATTCAATATAATTTGTTATGTATGTTATCCACGTTGTTTCACATTGATTATTTGTGTACAAATAAAGATTAATTTTTTTGTTATTTTTTTTTTGATTTAAAAATTTTAATATATTTAAAATATTATATCGCAAAAATTCGGGATACAAATCAAAAATTCGAAAAAAAAGTTCATTTTTTTTGTTATAACCTTTATCTATAAATCGATTTACACCTTTCCATAATATATGTAAATGTGAAAACGAACCAATGGTTTCATCTAAATCAAATGTTACGACCTGTTTATTTTTTATATTCTTTTTTTCATATATTAAACTGTTGTACACAGTAATATTTTCATCATTTATTGTATTCATCTATAGTGTAAAGATATTATAAATTATCCAAAATATTTATACACCAGTTGAACCAAAACCACCCGCACCTCGTGATGTATCACTTAGTTCATTTGGTGTGACTAATTCGACAAAAATGGGGCACAATGAAGGATGACAAATTTGCAACAAACGCTGAAACTTTTCAACAGTATATTTTTTGTTTTGATTTTGAATATCGTCAACCATTGTTGTAGGTAGCATTCTAAACGCTCCTCGTAGTGTTCCTCTGTATCCAGAATCAATAATACCAACGTGATTAGCTAATACAAGGGGTGTTTTTGAAATACTTGAACGAGGATATGAATAAAACCCACAACAATCATCATATTTTCCTGTATGAACATTATATGGGCGCATTTCAAATGAAACTTGCATATTAATCATTTTGGTATCAAAATGATGATCAAAAATCACATCTTCCGGTGTAAAAACATCAAAACCAGAATCTGGACACGGTTCAAGCATTTTTTTATTGTGTTCAATTACTGCATCAAAATATTTATCTTTTAGTTTTTGATCATTTGTATGGATGGCCATACGAAGAAATGCGTGGGGAAACTTGACGGGTGCTGAAAAACTTGACATAGTGTATATTATACATTATGTAAAAAAACATTTAAATCAATTTTGATAAATTATATTTCAATATAATTATCTAGAAATCCTAATATAATTGTTGACTCATCATAACCACATTTGTGTTGTGTTAAATCTGTTTCTATTGTTTTTTTTAAATCAGGAATAAGTACTTCTAATTTTGAAATTATATTTGGACAAACAGTGTGTTTACTAGTGTATACATATTTTTCGTATGAATGTAGTATTTGTCTATCAAGTATTATACTTACAAGATTTTGTGCATTTACTATAATATTTGTAAGTATTGCTTCAAAATGTGTCTCATTTGAACTGTAACCATCTATATATGTTACTCTTACAGTATATCCATAATATTTTGAATAATCTGTGTTTGGATTTATAACCCACATAATTATTAATTGTTTGAATAGAACTGGGACCATTTTTGTAATCAATTTTTTAGAAAATACTCTTACATATGTAACATCTTGTATTGTTTCCATGATATTTTTTCACCATCATAATTTGGTTTCTTATCACCGGCATACTTTTTATCAAGATTCTCTCCCTGGCGGAGAGCACTATCGACATACATTTCTTTCAAAATTTTACCAATAATAACAGAACCCTCGTGTTGGTCCATTTTCCCATCTTCAACTTGTTTCAATGTATTTAAAAAATGAGCCATTATTTGCAAATCGATTTCACATTTAACAACTTTATGAAAAATGTCACTGTAATTATCATATAAAAATCGTGCATTGTCAATACATAAAAGGGAAAATTCGTTTTGCTCCATTGAAGGGTGGGAACGTTTTAGGTTAACAATTGTATCAATGTCCTTGAAAATTTTAGAACTATGTTTAATCTCACGAATATGGTCAGTATTATCGCCACATTCTGATTCGGTGATCATTTTCTTTAACTGAAGACGTTCTTGATTATTCATTATATATATTATAAATATATTAATTGTTTTTATGTATATTTTGTGATTATAACATATATGGATATAACTATTATTTTTGGAATTTTGATTATTTTATTTTTAATATACGTAAATCAGAAATATATAAAAAACTTTAACATTGATGCGGCTATATATAAACTGAATAGATGGAGACGCAATACAGTAAATAGGTTGTGGGTGCGATTTAATACAGATAAAAATACTATACATAAACGATATACTTCACAAACAAACGATTTATATGACGATTTACTGAATTCGAACGTTTCAAAAGAACGATTTTTAGGGTCTGTAAAAAAATATAAAAATAGTATATAACTATGAAAATGGAAATAGAGTATTATATTGTTCTTGTATTATTTTTAATTTTATTTATGGTTACATTGTGTAAAACACCTACATTTATTCCATTTATGGAAATGAATCATTTTAGTAAAAACTATGATTATGAAGGATTCACTAATCCCAAATCATTAAAAGCACCGACACACGGAAAAAAAATAGATGGCTTTTCTGGTTTTTATGATTTGACAGAAAATCATCATAAATTGGATAAACTAGACAATTTAGATGGAAAGAAGACGTGTGCTCCTAATAACTTAACAAACAAAAACGGATTTTTATGTATGGACGAAACTCACAATAAATTATTACGCACTCGTGGTGGAAACGATGTGGGTCAACCTATGGAAATATAAAGTATTAATAATTATAACATAAAACATATATTATAATTATTATTATAATGCATTTGGTGGAATATATATGGATAGATGGAGCCGGGGCTTTGCGTAGTAAGACACGTGTGCTATCCGATTTAGAAAATATACCAAACTGGAATTATGATGGTAGTTCGACCGGGCAAGCAAATAGTAATAATTCCGAAATAATATTGAAGCCGTGTGCGGTATTCAAAAATACAATCCATCCGGATGAGATAACCCTAGTATTATGTGAAACGTATGAAAATGATGAACTACCAACGCAAAGTAACCATCGAAATAATGCCTGTAAATTGTTTAATAAAAATAAGGAATCAGAGCCGTGGTTTGGATTGGAGCAAGAGTATTTTTTGATTGATCTGAATACGAACTTACCATTGGGTTTTACAGAAGCAAATAAACAGGGCCAATATTATTGTAGTGTAGGGGTGGATAATGCATTTGGGCGGGGATTAGTGGAACGACATGCAAAATTATGCTTAGAATATGGAATTAAATTGTCGGGTGTAAATGCGGAAGTTGCACCGGGTCAATGGGAATTCCAAATAGGTCCGTGTGTGGGTATTGAAGCGGGAGATCATTTATGGGTAGCGCGATATTTATTGTATTATTTATCAGAAAAGTTTCGTGTACGAATTAACATTGAACCCAAGCCAATAAAGGGAGATTGGAATGGCTCAGGGTGTCACACAAATTATAGTACAAAAAATATGAGAGAGGGTTCGGGTGATAAAAATGGTCTACATTATATTAATGATGCAATCGAGAAATTATCAAAGAAACACAGTAGCCATATGGCAGTATATGGTTTACACAATGAAACGCGAATGACAGGCGAACACGAAACAGCAGATTATAATGTATTTACTAATGGAGTAGCAAATAGAGGTGCATCAGTTCGTATTGGTAATGACACATTAAAAAATAAACAGGGATATTTTGAAGATCGCCGTCCAGGATCTAATTGTGATCCATATTTGGTAATAAGTAAAATATTTGAAACAACTGTGTTATCATAAAGGAAATTGATTTAAAATATTCTTGTATAGATAAATACAAAAATATTACAAAAATGTACGATTACGATAATGATTCCATTGGAATATATTCTCTAGTAAAAGCATTTGACAAGTGTGGAACATATTTGTATGAAGAAAACAAATATAAAGAATCTCAACATTATTTTCAAATGTCAATTGAAATATGTGAAAACGAATCAAATTTGTCAGGGTATGCTGATTTACTTGATGATATGAATGATTATCATGAATCTGTTATATTTTACAATAAAGCCATTCACGTGGAAGATGATAAAAAAACAATAATACCACATTATAACTTAGCACAAACAATAATAGCAAAATGTATAGAATTATATGCAAATGACAAAACAGATGTAAAAATAGAACAATTGTTAACTGATTCACTTGAACAATTTGATTTTGTGTTCAATAATGAAAAAAAACATACATTAAAATATCTTAGAGATAAATGTATTGAAACGTTAAATATGTGCTTGTTAGATGTAATAAAAATAATAGACAGTGTAAAACATATTGCAGTAAAAAAGGAAAATATGAATCAATTAGAAATACATAGTGTATTAGAAGAAATACTATGTATTTTACAAGAGAAGATGGTAATTGATAGTAAGGAAAGTATCTTGATAAAATATGTAATAAGTTGGAAAAATAGCATCGAACAAATGCCCGATTACACTATTTACAATAATAAAAAAAAATTATTTGAAAAAATGAATTATTTTGACGATTGTTGCATTTGTTTGGAACATTGTTTACAAATAGATTTGCATTGTGGTCATACAGTATGTACGAACTGTTATAAAAAAATATATGAAGAACCGTGTCCAATATGTAGAAGTAAATGTGAATTGGTTGATTAAATGTACAAACCAAACAAACTAGGATTTATTTTATCATCTTTTTTTATCAATATATCGATGTGTTCTTTTGTAACTGTAAATGGGAATTCCACCTTGATTTTAATGTCATCTTCAAATAGTTTATTATCATTTTTCACCAATCTAAAGAGATTTAGTTTGGTGTAAATAATTTCCAAACATCTTTTAAGATTGCGTACACCCGATTCTTTTTGGGTAAGAGATTCGGAATTTACAATATATTCAATGGTTTCATCGGGAATGATGACCTCCTCTTCTTTGAAATTGACTTGTTCGCGAATTTTCGGAAGCAAGTGTTTTCTAGCAATAATGAGTTTTTCTTTTGTATCATAGCCCTTTGTTTGGATACGATACATACGATCGCGCAAAATTGGATTGATTTTGGACTCGTCATTATAGCTGAAAATGAACAAGCAACGACTAAGGTCAAATGAGATGTCGGAAAAGTATTTGTCGTGATACTCGGAATTTTGTGTAGTATCCGTAAGATGTGTCAAAATGCCAATGATTTCCTCACCTTTTGGTGTATCACTGACTTTGTCCAACTCGTCAAAATAAATGACGGGGTTCATACATTTGCTGTCCATAATGATTTGAATAATACGCCCCCAACTACTTCCCTCGTATGTATATGAATGTCCTTCCAAGAAACTGGCATCGCTATTTCCTCCAAGGGCAATAAACTCAAAATCGCGATTCAAAATCTTACTTATACCCTCTTTTACAAGGGTTGTTTTACCGGTACCCATAGGACCTTTAATGGCAATAGCAGAACCAACAGAATCGGGGTTGGTAATCCATTGACCCATCATTTGCATAATTTGAATTTTAGCATCATTTAGACCATAAACACAATCATCCAGTGTGTTTTTTGCACTTGTCATAAATGTGTTGCATTGGTCAATGCCCGATTTCATATTTACATCAAGTGACTTGTAATTATTAAATGGAATGCGCATAAAAGCATCAACCCATTGTTTGAGTTTATAATATTCGGGGTCACCTGGTTCCATTGTTTTCAAAACATTCAACTTCTGAAGAGCAATGGCCTTGAATTTTTGTGGAACAGACGAATTTAGAAGTGCAACTCGATAAGGTTTATCAATATTAATGTATTTGTTGAGGTCTTTGAGTTCATTCATAATGCGCATTTGCTCTTGATACGTCATTTTTGTTTTGAAATAATCGATTTCATTTGTATATTTACGTTGATGGTGAATAAGTTTATGATATTTTTTGGCGTTTTTAATGCGATTTTTCTTGACAAGTTTCTTAATATCTGAATCGCAGTCCCGAATGGCACGAATCAATGTTTTGTTTTTGGGTTTAGTTTCTAGTTTTTGAGTCAAATCCCGTTTAAGTTCACACAAGTCCTTATATTCTTGCGTAATATCTTCTTGAGATTCATCATCTTCATCATCGTGAACATTTTGTTTTTGTTTTTTTTGTTTTTTCTTTTTTGAAGTGGCATTAGACGGAATTTCGATTTTTTGATAATTTTCTTTCATAAATGTTTCTTCGTCTCCACTATCACAATCGTCATCATCATTTTGTGAATTATATTCTTCTTCTTCATTTACTTCATCTCCCAAAAGAAGAATGACATTACGTTCGTCTTCATCATCAAATTCTTCTTCTTCATCTGGTAAATATTCTTCAGAATCAGACGAAGAATAACTAGGACTGCGCGAATCGTGGTCTTCGGATTTATCTTTGCGTTTTTTATTTTTCTTTTGATTTTTTACTTTATTTGTCATGTATTTCGACGGAATTAGTTTTGAAATAATACGTTGAATATCTTCGTGTTTCAATAAATTTTTTGAATGTTTTTTCTTTTTACTATGTTCTTCCTCGCTGTCTTCCTCTTCCTCTTCCTCTTCCTCTTCGTCACTGTCTTCCTCTTCGTCAGAACCAGATTCCTCATCCAGTTCCTCACTTTCATCATCCTCATAATAATCATCATCCTCATCAATAAAAGACGAATCAGAATCTTCGTCAGACGATTCAGCGTGCTTAACTTTTTTATTTGTTTTTGATGATTTTGACTTAGATTTCGCAGAATTGCGAGAATTTGACTTTATTTTATCACTAGAACGCACCATAATGTATAAATGTATATTGTATTTAATATTATTTTTATGAATCAATTTTTGTAATGTATATCAAAATTGATTTATAAAATAATATAAATATATATTATTATAGTATGCATAAAATGGATACATCTAAAATTATTGGCATCCAATTTAGTGTATTGTCACCGGAGGAAATTCGCAAAAATTCAGTTGCTGAAATAACCTCTCGTGATACATACATTAATAATAAACCTCAACCGGGTGGTCTCTTCGATCCTCGAATGGGTGTTTTGGAGCCCGGATATATTTGCCCAACAGATGGATACACATATATAGATAGCCCTGGCTATTTTGGTCATATTGAGTTAGGCCGTCCTGTATTCTTCATCCAACATATTAAAGAAATAATGAAAATTTGCAAATGCATTTGTTTAAAATGTAGTAAACTTTTATTGAATAAAGAACGTCATAAACATATTTTAGATTATAGTGAAAGCGACAGATGGAATTATGTAACAAGCAATGTCGCAAAAATTAAGAGATGTGGAGATAGTAACGGTGAGGGATGTGGATGTAAATGTCCGGATAAAGTGAAATTGGAAGGTTTAGCCAATATAATTGCGTATTGGGAGAAACTGGATGATGGTGATGGAGAAGAAAAAAAAATAGAAATGCGATTGACACCGGAAATAATAATTAAGATTTTTAAACGTATGAGCGACGATGATATTCATTTTATGGGATTTAGTCCTGTTTGGTCACGTCCCGAATGGTTTGTGTGTCAGGTTTTACCAATTGCACCTCCAGCAATGAGACCTTCCGTAAAACACGATGCTCAACAGCGTAGTGAAGATGATTTGACACATATTTATAGCAACATTATTCGAGAAAATAATACATTAAAAGACAAATTAGCAGCGGGTGAAACTAATCCCAATGTGATTGAAGGATTGCGAAATGTAATTCAATATTTTGTGGCGATGATTGTAAACAATAAAGTAAAGGGATCCGCTCCAATGCAGCAGCGTTCGGGTCGTCCTCTTCAATGTATTATGGATCGTTTAAATAGTAAATATGGTCGTATTCGTGGTAATTTAATGGGAAAGCGTGTGGATTTTAGTGCCCGTTCTGTGATTACAGGTGATCCTAACTTATCTATTAAGGAACTGGGTGTACCAATGAAAATCGCAATGAATATCACAAAACCAGTAAAGGTAAATGAACGAAATATTAAATTTTTAACAACACTTATTCAAAATGGTCCGGATACATATCCAGGAGCAAAAATATTGGAGCGAAAAAATGGTGACAATGTATCATTGCGTTACATGGATCGTGATTCAATTCGCCTTGACATTGGTGATGTAGTACATCGTCATATGATGGATGGGGATGGAGTGCTTTTTAATCGTCAGCCCAGTTTGCATAGAATGTCAATGATGTGTCATATTGTTCGTGTGATGAAAAAAGGTGACACATTTAGAATGAATGTTGGTGATACAAAGCCATATAATGCCGATTTTGATGGAGATGAAATGAATATGCATATGCCCCAAAATATAATGGCGGAAACAGAATTAAAACAGTTGGCAGCAATTCCTTATCAAATTGTGAGTCCAGCAAGTAATGCTCCTATTATTGGTATATTCCAGGATTCAATGTTGGGGTCTTATCAGTTTACGCGGCCAAATATTAATTTTTCAAAGAAAGAGGCAATGAATTTATTGATGTATTATAAAAACGTAGATATAAATAAATTATTTGAAAATGGAAAAAAAGAGGTTTCTAGTTTTGATATTTTGAGTCAAATATTGCCCCCACTTACATTGAAATATAAAACAAAATTGTGGCAAGATGATGAAGAATATGCAACATCCAATAATGTAATGGAAATCGAAAATGGAAATTATAAGCGAGGTCAAATGGAGAAATCTGTATTGGGAAAAGCAACGTCTGGTATAATTCATCGTATATTTAATGATTATGGACATTTGCGTGCAATGCAATTTATCGATGACTTGCAAAACGTTGTAACAGAATATATGACAAATAGTTCATATAGTGTAGGTATTAGTGATTTGATTGCTGATACTAAAACACAGGACAGTATTATTCAGGTAGTAACAGGACAAAAACAACAAGTGCAGTCATTGATTGATCAGTTGCATCTTGGCACATTTGAAAATTCAAGTGCGAAGTCAAATATGATGGAGTTTGAAATGCAAGTACAAAACATTTTAAATAAAGCGACTGAACAGGCAGGTAAGATTGGTCGTAAATCGTTGGACCAAAATAACCGATTTTTAAAGATTGTTGAATCTGGTTCAAAGGGTTCGTTGATTAATATTTCGCAGATGATTTCGTGTTTGGGACAGACAAGTGTGGAAGGAAAGCGTGTACCTTATGGTTATGAAAATCGTACTCTTCCTCATTTTAATAAATATGATGATTCCCCTGGTGCACGTGGATTTATTGAAAATTCGTATATTTCTGGATTGACTGCTCCGGAGTTGTTTTTCCATGCAATGGGTGGTCGTATTGGTTTGATTGATACGGCGGTAAAAACATCACAGACGGGATATATCCAGCGACGTTTGATTAAGGGTCTAGAAGATTTGAAGGTCGAATATGATATGACTGTACGAAATAATAAACATCGAATTGTTCAGTTTGCTTATGGTGAGGATGGATTTGATTCAACAAAGATTGAGAGTCAATCGATACCTATTGTGGAAATGAATAGTGATGATATTTATATGTTGTATGATATAATTGGAATTCATGATGAGCGCAAGGGTATGGGCCAAATCTACACAAAAGGTACGATTACACGTATGAAAAAACAGCGTGAAGAAACGAAAACCCGTTGTATGTCTAAAATTAATTATATGTTACATATGCGCAAGTTGTTGATTGAAAATGTATTTAAATATAAGAATGACAACAGCGTGAAAGTTCCAATTAGTTTTCAACATATGATTAACAATATTTCGAAACAATTGCACTTAAACGGAAATAGTGCAGTGGATATTACTCCTTTGGAAGCGTTTGATATGATAGACGCGTATTATGAAAAAATCAATGGGCTTTATTATATGGAACAAAATGAATTATTGAAAGTATTGTATTATTATTATTTGAATCCTAAAACATTGTTAGTGATGAAGCGTTTTCACAGAAAAGGATTAACAATATTGTTGGAAACAATTTATATGCGTTATAAAGAAGCATTGGTTCATCCTGGTGAAATGGTGGGTGTAATTGCTGGTCAGTCGATTGGTGAACCAACAACTCAGCTGACATTGAATACGTTTCACTTGGCGGGTGTTGCATCGAAATCAAATGTAACGCGTGGTGTTCCACGTATTGAGGAAATATTGCGTCTTACAAAAAATCCAAAAAGTTCATCATTAACTATTTATTTGCGAGAGCATGAACAAACAAATCAGAAAAAAGGAATTAGTTATTCAGAGATGTTGAATCATACAAAACTAAGTGATGTCGTAAAACGTGTTCAAATTTGCTTTGATGCAAATGAATCTGAAAGTGTTATTCAAGAAGATCATCATTTGATGGATCAGTATTATGAATTCGAAAATATGGTACAAGAGTGTTTGCAAGAAGAAGAAGATAGTTTTGAAAAATCCAAATGGGTGATTCGTATTGAAATAGATGCTGAAAAAATGCTTCATAGAAATATTACAATGGATGATATTAATTTTGCTATAAATGCGGGTTACGGAAGTGATGTGCAATGTATTTATTCCGATTACAATATGAATAATCTTGTGTTTAGAATCCGTTTAAATAGCTCCATATTAAATAATAATAAAAAGAAGACACCAGGTAGTCAGTATGTACTAGACCAGTCAGATGACATATATTTACTGCGCGAATTCCAAGAACAAATGTTAAATAATATTGTGCTTCGTGGAATTAATAAAATATCCAATGTAAACGTTCGCAAAGTGCAAAATTATATGGTACAAAGTGAGAATGGTTATGAACCCAAAGATATTTATGTACTGGACACAACTGGAACAAATCTATTGGATATACTTGCACTTGATTACATCGATACTAAACGCACTATAAGTAATGATATTAAAGAAGTGTTTGATGTATTAGGGCTTGAAGCGGCCCGTCAAATGATTCATGATGAATTCGTAGATGTGATGGAATTTAGTGGTGTCTATATTAATTATCATCACTTGGGTCTGCTGTGTGATAGAATGACATTGACTAAGAATATGGTATCAATATTCCGTTCGGGCCTATTGAATGATAATGTTGGACCCATTGCCAAATCAACATTTGAGGTACATACAGAGGTGCTATTGAATGCAAGTCGTCATGCAGAGTTTGATAATATTCGTGGTGTTTCTGCAAATGTAATGCTTGGACAAATCGGTCCTTTTGGAACAGGAATGTGCAAGATCCTATTGGATATGAAAGAAATGGAGAAATATGACAACAGCGAATACAAGGAAAATAAACAAAAAGAAGAAATAGAGAAGGCATTTGGTATCAAACAAGACCGTAATTGTTCAAATACAAAGTTGGAAAATAATATTTCATCATTTAAGGTTGATTCCAATGATTGTGTTAATATGGATGATGACTATGATATGGGTTTGTAAACAAATGATTAATTAATATAAATATATAATAATATTAATTAATAATGAGTATAAAAGAAGATTTTTTACTCCAAATAAAGAATTATTTAATACATAATTCAGATAAATGCGAAGATTTAGTAAATAGTGTAAATTCTCCTTTTTATCAAGTAGAACTTGATAAAAAAGAGTTAATAGAAATAATAAAATTTATACAATCAAAACAGCTTCCTAATTATATATGTTATGCAAGAAGTAGTATGGGTTCTATTTTTCATATTTTGTATAAAAATGAGAAAAACGAATATTATTTTTTATATATGAATATAGAATTGGACATATTTGGAGGGGTGAAAGCAAGTGAATATGAAGTGATTAATACAATTCCAAATAATCGTTAATGTTAATATTATTATAAATAATATCATCGGATTTAGTGGAACTTATTGTTTTCATTTTATCGGAAAAATGTGCCAACTTTTTAAGTTCCATTGGTGTTTCTATGATGGAGTATTCATAATCTTTATTAGTTCGTATAAAATAATGTTTTTTATCTAATGTAGTGTCGTTAATAATCCAATTGGTATGTGTCATCATTGATTGAAAGTTTGATTCCGAAAATAGTAAAACAGGAATTTTTTCAATATTAAAAAACGCCCAAACATCCAAATCAGTAATAAAATATCCATCTTCTTTAATAGCACTATTTAATGAAATCTTACCTGATTTTATTTGCTTTATGATGTCTTTTTTCCCTTGTTTTTCTAATATGCTATAAATTTTATCGGAATACGACATCATGTTTAGAAAATAGAATTCATTCCATATTTTATTTTTAATTTCAATAATACTAATATACTTTTTTGTATATATACCATACAAAAATTGTAACACTGCAAAACTACAATAGTCATTACTACGTTTAAATAATATTTCGTTACTCTTAAACGTAAATATAGAATTCCACTTGCCATTTACTGGTTGTAATATTGTTTTCGATATATTGTGAATACAATTTAAATGCTTTTCAATAAATGATGTATTTTTCTCCTCCTTTTTAACAATTTTATCACTATAATATTGACTACTGCTTGGTTGTGCAAGATCGTAATTATTTAATTTTGAAACACTATCTTTTGAAATGGTTGATATGTTGTCATAATAATTATCTGAAAGCATTTGTTGTAATATAATAAATTCATCTTTATTTATACTATAATTATTTGCATAAACGTGAATGCTGCTTTCGAGTTCAAGTAAATATTTTTGGACTGATTTATTTCGTATAAATTCATCGGATAATCTTTCCAAATACAATGTTTTATTTTCTTCACCACTAATAAGATTTTTATTTGGTATAAGTAATACTGGTATATCTTTCTTTAATGTACAATATTTTTTATTTAAATCATTATCGAAACATGTTGTAATTTGATCAATATCATTTAATATATTATCATCATAATCAACAAAATCAATAAATTTACCAATAACAAAATCTATCATTTTGGTTAGTTGTGTTATTTTTGTTTTATAAAAATATTTCGGATGATTTATAAAATGTTTTATTTGTTGAAATAATTCACTGTTTCCCTTTTTGTGTATTAAAATGCGAACAATATTTTTAAATGCATTGTAAAAATTATTTTCCAAATTAATATTCCTAACACTTGTTGTTCGATCATTATCGTGTTTATGTGATGTATTTAATGACTTATCAGCAAGTATGTGATTTGTTTCATAAATGGGTTGTAAATCTATTTTATATGTTTCATCTATATTTTGATACGGAGGAACTATTTGAATAAACTGATTTGTTTCAGTAATTAAACCAACAATCATACCATCCTCTACCACTTTTTGTCGGGGTAAGCATTTAATGTTCTTATTATTACTATTTAAATCTTTTAAATTACTAATTGTGGTTTTGTAATCATTCCAAATATCGTGATCAATAGTAACGTATTCTATTTTTTTATTTATAATTGATGGTTGTGTTGGTACAAAAAATCCACGAGAGTCACTTTTATCCATTTTAACTATTAAACCGATGACTTTATTTTGATAATTAATGACCTGTTTTTCCACTTCATAATTAATATCTAATAATTGTTTTATCATCTTTTTTGCTTCCATATTTTTTTCATATACGTAAACATTTGGTTTACTGTCTAATGGTCCACAATGATTTTTCATACTATTATTAATTGTTTTCATAATGGTGTTTATTTCTTGTAATTCAGGTTCTTCGGGGTTAAATATATGATATCCCTTTATACTACTGGATTCAGTTGCTTCAAAAATAATGCGACTTAATATTTCATAATAAGAACCATTTTTGATTAATATAAAATTCTTTCTTGTTTCATCATAAACGTGACTACTGTATGCATTAGTAGGACACAAAATATTTACATTATTTGTAATATCACTAAAATCCATTTCTAATATAATCAAATTTACAGGTTCAATACCAAGAGGATTTTGTTCATCGCATAATATATCCCACATAAATGTATGGTCAATCTCTGATTTTGGGTCTTTAATAAATGCTTTGAAATTTTCTAATGCAATAATGGTTTCCTCCAAGTAATTTAATTGTACTTCATCCATTTTATTCATTGAATTATAAATTTTTGTATCTTTATATGGTCCCATATTTACCTCCCTTATTTTATTATTTCTGTTTTTAAAACTGGATACTAATGAACCATTATTATAACGTATGAAATCATCTAATTTGATTTGTTCAGATAAATTATCACATAATTGTTGAATTGTCCATTTGTAACCAACTTTACTATTAATACGATGTAATTCCGAAAAACATCCCATAAACGACTTATTTTCTGAATTTTCACATCCAAATCTTAATGTAGCCCATTTATTTTTTTTAATAAATGCGGGATTTTGAGGTTCAACAATTGTTTTATAATCGATATTTAATAATTTTTCAATACCAGGATGTAAAAATCCATATCTACCATCGGGTAAAGGAAAACTTTCAAATCCAATAATATATTGTAATGATGATATATTTTGCTTAACTCGTTCTACTGGTTTATTATTCTCTTTCTTTGTAATTGAATCGGCTGCGCACGATTTAATGCGCTTCGCTTGAACGGTTTCTTTTTCTTTTTTCTTGTTTGTCCAATCCGCAAAACAACAAGGGATACATTTGTTATCTGGGTGTTTGTCTTTTGATAAGAAACTTGGCATATGATCAATATAACTTCCATCCGAATTTTGGTGTACTTTTGGATGATTAAACTCAAATACATAATGCCCTTTTGGTACAGTATTTGATTTAAATGGTATAATTTTTCCACATTTACCTGTTTTGACTTCTTCTTCAGTCATACTCGTGTTTGTTAATAAGCACCAATAACGGGGACATATATAATGATATTGTTTTTTTGGGTCACTTCCATATGCTACTGAACTTTTATATGAACCAGGATGATTAATATCAATATAATCTTTTTCTTCTTGTGTAAGTAATACAGGTTGTCTAAGTTGAGAATGAAGACACATTCTAGAATAAGATTCAAATTTACCATCTTTTTTTGTTAAAAATAAACTAGGATCTTTATTTGCTAATCGTTGAAAAAATATATTAGGTCGTGTTAATGACATACCATCAATACTAGAAGGATCGATTTTTTTGGGTGTTCCTGAACCACCAGCGAAATCATCATCAGTTTCTTCATCTTCTTCATCATCATCATCGTCTCCAAAAAATATACCATCATCATCATCATCATCATCTTGTTCTTCTTTATCTTCTGTAACAAATGTGAGTGGTTGCATATCTGGTTTTTCTGTTGTCATAACAACCACATCGACATGACTCTCATCTTCTATTTTTGTCTCTTTACATAATCCTTCAATAGTTGACACATTTACACCAGATAAATATTCTTTGCCATAAATTATTCTCAATAAACTATCAATATATACATCGATAAAGTGAATATAACGAAGGTCTGAAATATTTTCAATTTCAAAATATGATTTATTTTCAAACGGAATGAATTTTAACTTTGTAGGGAATCCAGGGTTCTCCGCAATGGATACACTTTTATTTACATATTTTCCATTAATTCGGGTAAAACTATCAAAAAAGCTGTTCATTTTCTTTGTGGCTTCTTCTTCAGTCATTGCATTATTTTCCATTAATGTTTTTATGACTGCTCTTTCATTATTTGTTTCTTTGTATATACTATTTATTGTTGTATTGACTGAATCCATTTTTTTAAAATTCTCAACACGTTTATAAATCAAGTTTCGGTCTTTACTATCCAAACTGTTAAATATATGCGAAAATAATGTTTTACATTTATTTATTTTAAGTTCTGATGGACTTTCAAAATAAATATAATATTTCAATGTTGATAGCTCAATACTTTCATTTTTAAAGTTCTCAAAATTAGATATGGAGAACCCAGATTGGGATAAAATAGTATTCAATGACTTTATTATAATATTAATTTTTTTTCTTAATGTCTGTTCTAGTTGTTTAATATTTAATATTTTCTTACAATTATAATCTACAATAATAGAACTATTTGACAATAAATCGACAATTAGTGTATCATCGTTTGTTTTACTGTAAAAACTAATACTATTGTGTTTCCTTGGTTGTTTTAATAACGAAGTTACTGTATTCTTTGAATAAAATGGAACTTTTTTACCTGTTCGAGATGTATATGTACTATAAACTCTAAAAATATTGTCTTTACGCTTTCCTGGGTTAAAACGAATTAATGGAATATTAGAATCACAATGGATTAATTTGAAAATATTTTCTAACGGCATGGTCGTTTTAAATGGAGGATGAATAATAAAGTTAATTTGATTAACTCCATTTTCGAGATATTTAATTGGAGTTTTTTTATTTTCATATATTTTATGTAACAACTGTATATTATCATAATATTTGAATGATTTTTCTTTCATTATATCTTTTGTTTTTTTCAATAACATTGTCTTATTGTTCATTAAATCGTCATAATTGTTTATATTTTGTTTTTTTAAAAATGGATAATATAATTCTATAAAATATGATTGAACTGCAGTATTATATTTTTCAAGAAGATTCGGCGCAATAATTAAATAAATATTATTATGTACAATATTGTAATTCAATAATAAATTGTTATCCATACTTAAAAGTAAATTATTACTCGAATTTTCATATGTTTTTCGCTCGACAACTCCTTCTTCAGAACCATAAAAAACATCAAGAGGATTGGCAGAAAAACTATAATCAGTGTAATGTGAAAAATCCATACCAAGTGGTTTATTAAATTTAATATTTTTGTCCAATTCTAGTTTGACAAAATCATTATAATCATAAATATCCTTTATTCCGACATTTTCAAAATGCTTATTTGAAATATTATATTTGAAATTAAATAAAGTTTGTTTGAAAATGTAATCATATAAAATATTCTTACCGCCATTAGTAACATTATTATATATTTCTTTCATACTAGGACTAATCGAAGATTCATAATATAAGTATAATTCGTCATATGAAATATTTTCAAAAAAGGTAAGTTCTTTCAATATTTTCTTTTTTATAATACGTATACTGTCATCTTCAAAAATCTCCATATCAGAATATATAAATTTAACCTTTTCTACATCTATTTTTGCAAGTTCAATCGTGCTAAAAATTTCATCTGGTTTTGGTTTTTTGCCACCTGAAAAAACAATACAATGAGAAAAATCAGTAAGATTGTTAATTAATACTTTTATCATATACAATAAGGTTATAAATTTATAATAATATAAATGGGTAATATTTATATTAATACTATAGCTTTATACTTTGTTTTATTTTCTCAATCCAATCACACCACATGCTAATCGCTTACCAGCATTTCCAGTAACTAGAGATTCATCATTTCCTCCTTTTCCCAGATCGTCTTCTTTATCATGAATAACAATACTTCTTCCTAATATGTTTAAATTGTTATGTAATAATGACACTGATTTTGTATACATTACTCCTTTTGACACTTCGTTTTTGGATATTATATTTCCCAAATCACCAGCGTGTCTATGTTTTGAATGTAAACCTCCATGATGTGAATTATGAGGATTAAAATGACCACACGTGCTACTACACGATTCGGTTAAATCACCATATGCGTGAATGTGAAATCCGTGTTTTCCATTGCTTAAACCATATACTTCGTAGATGATTTTAAGATTAGTTTTATATTGAATAAATTCGATTGTTCCGGATACATTATTATTATTTTCTGCTAATACACAAATTGCTTTTTTTAATACAGAAGTATTTTTACAAGAAATGTTTTTTTTAATGAGAGAATATTTTTTTGTAGTCATATAAATAATTAGAATATATTAAAATGAAAAAGATGTTCCACAGCCACATTGAGATGCAGCATTGGGATTTTTAAAATTAAAAGCTTCTCCCATAATATCTTTTTTCCAATCGACAGTTGTTCCGAATAAATGCATTAAGCTTTTGTTACATATAACAATATTAATGTTTTCGCATTTAACGATTTCATCTAATTTATGAGGTTTTCCTTCAAATGGTTCTAATTTATAATTAAATCCATTGCACCCACCTCCTTTAATATAAAATAAAATTGACTTTACATTGTGTTCTTTTGCAATATGGTTTAATTTCATTGTTGCTGATTTTGTAATATGAATAATATTTTTCATAGTTATATATATTAGTCATTAATATTTAATATAAAAATATATTTTTTAAATGTATTATATGAGTATTCCATCATTGGCACATAATGATGCAGTTGATTTACTTAGATTAACCATGTTAGTTTATAATTACGGAAAAGATTTTTCATTAAAAAAGGATGAAGATATTGAAACATTTATTGGTCAAATGGGTGGTTCAGAAGAGGAAAACCCTTTAAGTGAGGTAAATGAAACGCGTCAAGAGGCATTTTTAGAAATTGCGAAAAAATCGCCTCACGGTAAAATTGTAAAATTCATTAGTGACGAAGATACGGATTTGCAAGTTGGTATTACTATAAGTGAAACAAATAAACGTATATGTGTAATATTCAGGGGTAGCGAATCAAGAGCAGATTGGTATTATGATTTACAAGTTATAAAAAAGGATTTGGGAGATAATATACGTGTTCATCAAGGATTTTATAATCAACTTTATAAAAATAATAATTACGATAAAATAACAAATGTAGTGGTTGATTTATTAAAACAAAAACAATATTATGATTATCAAGTGTATATTACTGGTCATAGTTTGGGCGCAGCATTAAGTACATTATATGGTTATCAATTATCAAAAAATATTCATCAAGAAATAGTGGTGGCTTCGTTTGCCAGCCCCCGTGTGGGAAATGCTGCTTTTAGAGAAGATTTTGATGATCGTAATAATTTAACACATTACCGTTTTACAAATAATCGTGATATTGTTACAGCTGCACCAATGATTTATTACCAACACGTGGGACAAAATATCCAGTTGTTTGACGATAATTATAAATTTTTTCCGAATTATGAGTATAATTCGTGGTTTTCTTTTTCATTATTTTCTTGTTTTCGTGTAAGTGACCACGATTGTGACTTATATTATAAGCGGTTACTGAAAAATAAATGGTAAATAATATAAAAAAATGAATGTATATTTTTTATATTATGGAGAACGTTCCAGTATACTTTGAATATACCAGCGCGGCTGTACCTCAAAATAGTGAAATACTACCCGAAACAATGATAAATGGTAATAATTATAATGGAAACAATTATGATTTTGATAAAATTACAACGCCTAATTTGGAAATATATTACATTGATTTTTCAAAGTCGAAATCGATTACACATAATTTATCAAAAGCATCAAGTCATATATTTTATGTATTAGAAGGTTATGGAATTACAACAATTGGAGACAAAAAAACAGTTTGGGGTAGGGGAGATGTATTTATTATACCATTTACAAAGGAAATATGTATACACAAAACAGATTATAAAGATCATACAATATTATTTTATGCAAATGATAGTCCATTATTACGGTTTTTAAAGTGTATTCCAGAAGAACCTAGATTTGAGAGTGTTCATTATATTAATAGTACAATGATGAAACAAATACAAAAATACAATAATGAAAATAATGCAAAAAATAGAAACAGAAATGGAGTATTGTTATCAAATACGCAAATGGTAAATGAAAAATTAAATACACTTACACATACAATGTGGTCATTGATGAATTCAATTGGACCGAATACAGTACAACGCCCCCATCGCCATAATTCTATAGCAGTTGATTTATGTATAAGTGTAAATGAAAAATCAGTAGGAAAAGTATATACATTAATGGGTAAATCATTGGATGAATATGGAAATGTAAAAGATCCAATAAAAATGATTTGGAAAAAAGGATGTACATTTACAACGCCTCCTGGATGGTGGCATTCACATCACAATGACTCAGATTGTGTGGCTTGGGTTTTTCCGGTTCAAGATGCCGGTTTACATACGTATATGCGCACATTAGATATACAGTTTGTAAAATAATTTATACATATATTATAAATGATATACACAAATAATTACAATATAAATGAAGAAACTATTAAAGATAATGAAATATATGATATTTGTATAATTGGTGCTGGTCAAAGTGGTATAACAACTTGTAAAACATTTTTAGAAGCAAATAAAAAAATTATTGTTTTAGAAAAATGTGAAAATTCGAATGGAATGTTTTCACATATTAAAGAGAAAGATTTATTCAAATGGTCATCATCAAAATACGTTTCGGGTTTTAGTGATTTTCCAATAGATAAGACATATGATACTTGGTTTACAATACAAAATTATATTGATTATTTAAATAATTATAAAACACAGTTTGGATTAGATAAATATATTAAATATGGCGCTTGTGTGAAAAAATGTGATCAAAACAAAGACGAGGATTGGATTGTAAATTATACAGTAAATAATAATAATGTTAAATTATTAAGTAAGAAATTAATCGTTTGTACTGGTCTTAATAATTATCAAAAATTTCCGAGTATAGTTGATAACTTTTCAGGTAAGATATATCATACACAAGACGTTTATTATATGGATAAATATGAATGGAAAAATAATTTTTATGGAAAGAAAATACTTTTAATAGGTGGTGCTGAAAGTGCATTTGATATAGGTCATGTATTAGTAAAAAATAATAGCGATTTATATTTTACTACAAAAAATTATATTGAATGGTTTCCCCCCGGAAATGATACAGAGGAAAATATAAAAAGAGCGAAGAAAATTAATAATAATTTAGATAAAGTAATAAATATTAGTGGAAACGAAACGACAGATATGAATTTAAATTATATAGAATATAGTTTACCTGAACCAATGTCTGCTATTTGGCATGAATATGGAAGAATTATTTTAAACATACCATATAAAATAATTACTGGGAATTTTTCGAACGATCAACCCAATTGTAATCATATACACAAAGAATTATGTAGTATAAATGAAACACCAACTAATTTATTTAAGAAATATGTAGTAAAGCGAACGGAATTTTTATTAGATATCCATGAGAATAAAGTAAAAATAATAAAATTTCCAAAAAAAATAGAAGGTAGATTAGTAGAATATGAAAATAATTTAATAAACGATGTAGATATTATAATATGTGCAACTGGATATAAAAAAAAATTCCCCTTTTTAGATGCAAAATATACAGAAGGCGAGTATATAAAAAAAATGATACCTAAAAATACAAATAATTTGGCATTTATTGGTTTTGCTAGACCTACTATGGGTAGTATTGCTGCAATTGCAGAAATGCAATCATGGTGGGTAAATGAATATTTTTATAATAATTTAAATTATCAAATAAGACAACCCTTTTTCAGAAATATTGATCCTTTAAATTTAGATAACGAGCATATTAATACACTGGTAATCGGTTGTTTTTATTTTACAGATTTGGCCAAAGATATGGATTTACAACCTAATATGACTTATTTACTTTTTACAAATTTTGAATTATTTACTACTATATTATGTAATTCTTGTCATCCTATGATGTATAGAATTCACGGGAAAAAACGAACACATGAATCGGAAAAAATATTGTTAGATACTTGGCCTTCATTGAAAAACAAAAACACTATTTCGAAATTGTATTTACTGTTTTTTGTATTATTACATATAATTTATTATTTGATACTGTTTATTGTACTTTATTTATTATTTAAATATTTAAATCCAGTAAAATATATTCATAAAGTAAAAAAAATATATATGAATAAATAAACAAAATTCTATTATTCTATGTTAACCATTTGTAAATTATTACTTGCATCGACATTATACAATGGGTTTGTTTGTTGCAAATATTGTAGCATATCGTTCAATTGAGGTGAATAACTGACTTGTTCTTGCGCATCACGTTTTCTACGTCTTGGGGGATTTACTCCTATTTGTATATTTTGATTGATTATTTCATTTGATTTTGTACGTTCATATAGTTCAGTTAAACTGTCATAACTCTTGGACGAAGTATCAACTGTATTTACAGATGAAATACTATTTTCCCGATCCCTATTTTCATTTTCCATCTCATTTGTAGACATATTATAATAAAATATATTATTTTTATTATAATAATCAATTTTTTCATTAATTTATAAAAAAGTTAATGGTCATAATAAGGATTGTCGGTAATTGTCATACCACAATATTCTTGGGGTTCATTTTTATAATCCTTGGGTTTATGAATGCCAGCTTCTTCGGCTTTTTCAAGTAAATATTGGAAATTGTCCCAGAATTCTTGTTTGTGTCCAATTGATTCAGTCATAATATGTGCCATTTCGTGAATAGCAACAAACATTAATGTATGTTCATCAATTAAATTATTATTATTTTTCTTTTTCTTATTTAAACAAAATGCCAATTTCTCGCCTTTGTTTTCACTATATGCAGTGAATTTACTTGTTGGTAAGGTTTCTTTGATTTTCGTTTTACTAAATCCTTTTACTAATCGCTGCACGGCTTCTTCGTCGCCGCAATTATTATTCATATAATCTTTTAAATCCATACATTTATTTGTAACAGTGGCTAATAAATCCGCGGCTTCTTGTAATTTATTACGTTCTCTGACACAATATTTATTTCCATCTACTTGTGAAACAATACATTTTAAATCAAACTCGCCGTCATTTTTAAAATAAATGTAAAAACAAATAACAATAATAACGACAATCATAAAAAAATTGTAAAAATCATTGTTCATGATACTATACTATATAAAAACATTAATTTATTCCACCACAATATTGTTATTATTAATCATATTTTGAATATTTATAATTATCGCATCAATATCGTCATTTGATGTCAAGAATGTCTGTGCTAGGCGCATTGTACACGCAAATGATGCTCCACTATGTCCATCGTTCTCAAGGGCTTTTCCTAATTTATATACTGTTTCATTTGTTGACCACATAAATCCCGCAGAATTATCGTCAAAATGTTTAATATATTCAAGGCAATTGAGTTCTTTAATGGCTTTAACAGCATTAAGAACTAACTCCAACTCATATGATGTATAAATAGTCATTGTATTTGTTTATAATAAATGTTTTATGTTATAAACAAATCAATTTTTACGATTGCTTATTGAATCGCAAATACGTCGTATAGTATGTGAGTTTATTGATTTTTTTAAGTAAGATACAAAGACCATATTATCTTTATAAAAGTATTTTTTTATTAACTGATTTACCTCAGGCAATGTAATAGTTTTGTATTTACTATCAAATAAATTCTTATATGAAATATTATGTAAATTTTGTATCATACATATAGCATTATGGTGTGAAAATGTGTCACTGTCTTCCATCTCCATTTGAAAATGTGCTTTAATACTTTGTTTTGCTTTTTTTAACATTGTTCCATCAATACCATTGTGTATAATGTTATTTATGACCTTTACAAGTGTTTTTAAAACTTCTTCATATTTTTCAGGATCACATTCTATATTAAAAAGAAAGTCACCTGCGTGTTTAAAATAGGTTGTTTCACAATAAGTATTATAAGTCAATCCGCGTTTTTCGCGAAATTCTGAAAATAACACACTACTCATACCAACAGATAAAATATTGTTTAATATTTGCAACACATATACATCAGGACTATGTATAGAAGACGTTTTAAATCCAAGAAAAATTAAATTTGTATGCATTTTGGGTACTATTTTAGTATACATTTGCATTTCGGTATAAGTTGTTTTACACATTTGAATATTATAATTATGTTTATCAATATTGTATGATTTATTAAAATGACTGTTTTCTACGGATTTTACCACGGAATTCATTTTATGTGTGCTACATACACTAATTACAAAGTTGTGTGGTAAATAAAACTGTTTGTACATTTTATAGAGTTCTTTTAAATCAGAGAATGTGTTGTGATATTGTATAATATCAACCGGATGTTCATAAGAACTATTTTTATACATTATTTTATTGTAATCTATATCTATTAAGTATTCATAATCATTTTCATCTTTTAAGTTCTCTTCGCGTATAACATGTTTTTCCTTGTTATATTCTTTTGATGGGAAAGTGGAGTCCAATAACATAGAACCCATTGTATTTATGCAAATATCTAAATCTTTATTTAAACATTTCACAGTATATGATGTATATTTTTTTGTAGTGGTGGCATTATTTACTGCTCCAATATTATCAAATGTTTTTAATATTTCATTTCCACTTTGTGTTGATGTGCCTTTAAAAACCATATGTTCAATTGCGTGTGCATATCCTCGTGTTTTATCGTTTTCATAAGCACTACCAAAATCACATATTATGCAAATCGAACATATTTCATTGTTAAATGATTCTTCATGGACTATTCTTAGACCATTTGGTAATTGTTTTTTAAAGATCATAATATAATATATATTATGATTTAAATAATTTATTGGCTTCCGATTTCGAAATCTTTGCGATGGGGATCGCTTTCGATGGTAGAGTTCATCCAGGGTCCAACATCAACCTTTGGGATGGAAGGGTCACTGCGGATGGATTGGTTGGCATTTCTCAAAGTTTGTCCGATAGTTTCTAAATTGCTAAGAGGAGGTCCAGCACGAAGGAGGTCGGGTGCCATAACACCATTTGTCTTACCCACAGCGGTGGGGTTAAGAGAAGCAAATTTGCTGTTTTCGTCATTGGGTAAAAGGTCGCTAGGGTTGGCTACAGGCATAGAAGGTGTAGCGGGGGCTGCAGGGGCAGCAGGTTGTTGGGGTGTTTCTTCCTTCTGGGCAACGGCTTCACCGTGACTGTGTCCCAATGATGAATAACCATCAGTAATCATTGATTTTGAACTGCCATAACCAAACATCATAACAGCTAAAACAATTAATACAAGAAATATAATTAAACGTTCATTTGTGAAGAACTTGGCTAATCCGCGTTGTAGATCTTTCAACATTATATATAAAGTGGCGATAATATATTTCATTAAATATATTTTAATTATCTAAAGATTCTACTTCTTCTTCGCTATCATCACTATCTTCAATGGATTCTAGCATATATGTATTTTTAATTCTTCGGGCCTCTAAATAAGATGCTAGCGCCAATTCTTTTGCTAACTTTGCTTTTTTTCGCGCATCTTTGTACATTTTATAATAAACATCTTTTCGCTCACTTATTTCAAAAGTTTCCTCTTCTTCGGCAGGAACTAAATCAATTTCTTCTAAACCATTGCTAAAATTTTGTAAATCTTCTTCATTTGATATTTTTTCTTCGTTTTGTTCAACACTTTCATTATTTTCAATAGGTTCTTCTAGATTATTTGAAATCTCAGTTTCATCTTTTGTCATATGTTCTTGTACATCTTCATTATTATTTGAAACAATTAATGCATTGTCTAGAGTTGCGACCAATTCTTCACCAATCTTTCCTTTTGTGTTTTCACTCTCATTTATTTCAATGTTAATTGGTTCGGTTACTGGTTCTTCTGTAACTACATTTTCATTAATATCTTGTTCATTATTCTTAATTAGTTCTTCCTTATTTTCAATTAAATTTGAAGATGATTTAAATACACATTTCGAAAATAAATTCTTCTTTTCTAATTTCATCATTTGTTTAATTTCAATCATAATTTGAAAACTACGAGGACTACATTTAATACCTTGAATTTCCAATATTGTCATAATTTCACTCTCATTAGTTATTTGGTCAAATTCGACTTCTTCTTCACGTTCATCATATACTTTCAATTGGGGTTTACCCAATGCAGTGGGAATATCTACACGTACTAAATAATATTTACCGGATTTAAAAAGTTTAATGGGTGACGTAAAATAATTTTCAATATCAGAAAGTTCTAAATCTCCTTCAAACCATTCTTCCCGCGATTGGAAAATCTTATTATGGCAAAAATCTTCTAAATTTTCCAACCATTGAATAAAATCACCATTTTCACTATTAAACATCAAATCAATTAAAAACTTCTTGTTTGTATTCACAATACCATTTCGTGATAAACACTTTGGTGGTTGAATATAAACTGGTTTATTATTTACACTAAAACGTATAAAATATGAACCACCTGAGCGAGACATAGGATTTGATAATACTAATTTATCAAATGGAAAAGTGTTGGTTGCTTCAAATATATTATCCATTAATAATATAATTTTTATTAAAAATTATAAATGAAAACGAATGTATAATCGTTTGTTTTTTGTAAACACAGTATTCTGTATATATAAATAATGTCAAATACAGTAAGAGATACATTAACACATTTACTACACGACAAACGTCTACTGGAAGATTTTAGGGAAATAAGTAAGCCCTTTGTTGACACAATTTATAAAGAATTACACATTTATATAATATGTTTGTTACTATACAGTATTTTATTATTTGTACTGATTCTCACTATTTTAGGAATTTTAATTCGTATAATATCATATCCTAATATTTTTCTCAATAAAGTATATAATGCGCCAATCCAAAGCGATGAAAGAAACTAAAATGAAAGGAGGAAATCCTGTACCGGAAACATCTAGTCAAGAAACTCACTCTGGCGGAGACGAAACTCCCGCTGAAACACCAGAAGGGTTTGCACCATTTACTGGTGGTAAGAGAAAAACCATGCGTAAGTCAATGCGCAAACAGAAAGGTAAGTCAATGCGCAAACAGAAAGGTAAGTCAATGCGTAAACAGAAAGGTAAGTCAATGCGCAAGTATAAAAAGAAGGGCGGTTTTATTTCTGCTGAAGTTGCCACTCCTTTACTATTTTTAACTGCAAATACAATGGTAAAGAAAAATAACACCAGAAAGCAAAAGAAGTAAACTGTTTATTATTTATCTTAATAATAATAATAAGATAAATAAGCAAAATAATATATTTTATTCATTATAATGAATAGTTTAGTAAATTCTTCTTTAACGGATGATACAAAACAATGGATTGCCATAGATAATCAATTGAAAATATTAAATGAACAACAAAAACGATTGCGAGCTCAAAAACATTTACTATCAGAACGTATATGTAATAATATGGCAAAAATAAATAGTGATAAAATGTCACTGAACAATGTTATTATAAGGAAATATGAAAAAAAAGAATATTCCCCATTAACCTATACTTATGTAGAGAATTGCTTGAGTAAAATAATAAAAAATAGAGAACATGTTGATGCAATTTTAAGAAAAATTAAGCAAGAACGAACTATAAAAAGCAGTTTTGACATAAAAACATTGTAGTATACTAATGCAAAGTAAAATTATGTATTTTCCATATATATATTATATATAAATGGAACATTTAACGTGCCCACTTGGTTTATGTATCGATCATTCTTTGAATGGTGGTTCATTACCTATGAAAATTTATGAAAATAGAGAACCTCTTATTATTACAACCGTGTTTTTCGATAAACTAATGGATTTAGTTACAATTACAAACTTCAATGATCATTTAATGAAAAAAGTAAAATGTAAAGTATCTCACAATAAAACGCAGAAATTACGCAAGAATTAAACTCACAGTAAGTAATGACTGCATAATAGATAATATTTTCGATGTGTTTGTAATTGGGTAAATGTCACCGTAACCAACCAAACACCCGGTAGAAATGGAAAAATATAGGCGATTAAATATTTTTTGAATAATATTAGGTTTAATTTGTGACGGGTCTAGTTCTTGTTGCTCAACTTCTATTTTTGTTGTTTTTGTGCTCTCATCAATATTTTTTTCTTTTTCCATTTCTTTTGAAATATAATTATCATAATTATCAAATTTTTCTTTTGATACTTCTTCAACATCTTTTTCCACTTCTTTTTTTATAATTTCGTCTTTTGTAATATCTTTTACTTGGTTTAATCCTTTAAAATGATTATCATCAATCAATGTGTACAGTAATGTAAAAAATAAACATGATAAAAATAAAATGATTATTTTATTTACACGTATAAATTTAATTAGTTCAGGGTATTTCATAAGTATTTATATAGTATACTTATAAAATTTAATTTTCGTTTGACCATTTATTATAATTAAATGAATTCATATTTAAACATTGGTCTCCATTTTCTTTCCAATATTGGACCTTTTCATCCATTTTCTTTTCTTCTTCTGTTTTTGGAATATGAGGACCACTTGTAGATAGTTTATCTAAATTGCATTGTTTTGCTTCTGGCTTTACACCATAACAATTAACACCAAACTTGATATTGGGATTTGCCATATACCCACCATTTATACCGGGTCGTCCGCATGCATTTTTATGTTTATTTGTACTTTGTAATTTATTCCACGTTTCTTTTTGTGTGGGGAAATATGCCATTTGATTCGCAGACCAACCATAATTACACCATTCACCTCCATTATTATAAGATTCTTCTATTTGATCGTATGTGGCAAGATCCGCTCCATATGCTTTACATATTGCCTGAGCGTCCTCATAATTGTATTTATTATTGGAAAAGTTAAATACCTCTTTCTTGGGTCCATCATCAACCGGAGCTGTATTTTCAGACGAGTCATTTGGTGTTACTATTTCTTTGGTTTCCTCTTCAGGCACTGTTTCCGGTACTGTTGTATCGGGTATTTCGAATATTTTTTCAAAATCATCAAATATTGAGACATCAAATGCTATTTTAAATAACATATAAGCCAATATTAACATAAATAATAACCAACCCACGGTTTCAAGAACGTATATTGATACTGGTTTTGCACCACCTTTCATTGGAATTCTAAATATATATATCATCGTGTAAAGTATCAAAATATATCCTAATTGATATATCCAAGCATAATCGTCTTTAATATAATTTTTAACACTTTCCCATCGTTCTTTTAAAAATGTTTCCTGTTTCGCTTCATCTAATGAAAAGTAAAAAGCAATAAACGCAGCAATAAATACTGCTGCTAATAATAGGTCTATAATATAACTAAATGTTATTTCACGACTGGATGAACCTTGACCTGTAAACATTCCTAAAACAAAATAAGCAACAATATAAATAACAATAAAGAACAATAGTAAATATAAATTACTTAAAGTAAATACCTTTTCTTTCAAAAAATCCTCGTTCAATGTAGTTTCCTCGGTTGTTTCAACTGGTACTTCCTCGGTTGTTCCATCGGTTGTTTCAACTGGTGCTTCCTCGGTTGTTCCATCGGTTGTTTCAACTGGTGCTTCCTCGGTTGTTCCATCAGTTGTTCCATCGGTGGTTTCGTCGGTTGTTCCACTAGATTGATCAGTACTCCCCTCCCCTTCCATATTTTCTTTTAAATTCATATAATTCAAAAATTTCATCATAATTATTGTAATATATTATATACATTTATTTTTTTCGATAAAATAAACAATACGCTTGTTCTGTAACTAGCGATGGTTCATTGGCAACTCTTGATATACGTGCATCATTAAATAAATGCCATTGACCTAATGCATTTTTTACAAAAGAAGTATAATGTCCACCCCCGACATTTCCACTGTGATTACATATACCAAAACAATCATATTTATAGTTATCATTGGTGACTACATATTTTTTTAAATCTAAATCATTAATCGGAAAATATATTTTGTTTTGTATTTTTCTTAAATTGTAATTAAAGCGTTTAAATGTAATTATCAATATTTTTGGTAATTTCCAAAACATCATTTTTTTCTTTGCATCTTGATAATTCTTTGTTTCATCATTATACCAAGCATTGTCATTTGTAAGATGTTCTTCATTTGTATAATGGTCAAAACATTTGTATATATTATCAAATATTTCTCCATTTTTAAAAATAGGCAAATCAATAGAAAAAAACATTTCAGGTGTTGTGCTTTTTAATTTATTATTCATGTCATAAATATGCGAAACAGAAATCCCATAAAATATATCCATAATTTCGGAATACTCTTTTTCATAAGTTGTTTTAATTAATTCATAACATTTTTCATCAACACTATTTAATTCACTGGTTATATTTATTTTTACTTGTTTACATAAACCTTTATGAATACATTCCATAAAAAAAATCAAAAATTCTGAGATATCGTTTTGTTCCCAAGTAGAAAAAATATCATATTTTAATTCCTTTGAAATGATTTGTAAACTATGTACAAAACGATGAGGTTTTACTATTCCATTACCACTCCACATAACATTTCTTAGATTATTCCATTCTTTTAATAATAATGATTCATTATTATTATTATAAATCGTGTTATTATCCAAAAATAAATTCAATTCATAAATATGGTTAATTATTTGTAAACACGAATTTAAAAAACATGTATTACCTAAGTTATATAGGCCAACAAGACCATTTTTGCTATATTTATCCATTATAAATATATATAAATATATCTTTATATAGTATTACAATGGATAATAGACGAAATATTCAAAATATATTTGATGATATTTCAAATCTAGCGGCTGGTCAATCAGAATCAGATCGTTCTTGGTATGAACCTCCACCAAGACGCCGTTTCATTAATCAACACTTAAATCGCGATGAATATAGACGTTTTACAAATACAAGAGAAAATGTATTTAGTAATTTAAGAGAAAATGATTTGATTGACACACTGCAGAGTACAATAAGAAGTTATAACGATAATTTCAGACAATATCAAGATAATACTTTATTATTAATTTCTTGTTTGCAAGAGATGTGGAATCATACTAGAACCAATAATCGTCCACCTCGTGCTAATTTTTCATACCGTTTTGTACCTCAAAATATGGCTTCATTTAATCAACCAGTAATAGTTGCCCCAACACAAGAACAAATTAGAAATGCAACTGAGAGATGTACTTATGACATAAATAATCCTACGTTAAATACAAGTTGCCCCATTAGTATTGACAATTTTGAAAATGGAGAACATATTTTGCGTATATTACATTGCGGACATAGTTTTCGCACAGAATCACTAAGACAATGGTTCAGAACAAATACCCGTTGTCCCGTATGTAGATACGATATACGCGAATATCAGACAAATCAAACAGCGGGAAATGAAGACAATGAAAATATAAATGAGAATACAAGTGATGCTGATTCATTACCACCATCTCCTCGTCCATTTGTACGAACAAATAGCACAGGGTCAAATAATCCAATTGAAAGTGGTCTGGTAAATGCTACAGCAGATATCATTAATCGTGTATTACAACGTACACTAAGTGGTGGTGATGCGGGTATCGAACAAGGGGACAATAATTTACATGTATTATCTTTTGAATTTCCTCTTAATTTGGAAATAGATGCGTCAAATGGTGACGTAGTATAATAAAAAAATATATATTTTCGAATATGTATTTTTAGTTCATAACAAATCCATAGTTTTTAAAATTTTCTTGTAATTCCTTCTTGTTGTTTATTTTTTCAATTTCTCGAAGTTTTTTATCAAAAAGCAATTGTTTAATTTTATCTGAACAATATTTTTCCTTTTTCTTATTGAATGTTTCCAAATCATTCTCATATGTATTTTGTAAATCTTTCATATCTACCAAATATTTTTTACGCGCGGGTTCTTTTTTTTGCATTTTCCAAATATCCTCTATTGCCAATCCAAACAATTGCTGTAACGGTTTCATTAATTGATTTGTAATATAATGGCCATAATCAATATTCAGTTTGTTTGTTTCTATAAATTCAGGCGTTTCAATGCGTTGGCCGGTAAGGGCTTTTTTGTTTTTATTTACTACAAATACATATTTGATGCGGTCACCTGGTTTAGGTTTATTTCCGGGATCTCGCTTTCCAATACGGTCGGACAATACCCAATGACCGATTTGTTGGGGATTTTTATATTCACTGCGTAATGCCCGAGTGATTGATAGTTTATCCATATTTACATCACCTTGTATGAGATTTTGCAAGGAGTCGTTCAAATAATCAATCGCATTTTTAAGATTTTGTGTACGCATCAATATATTGATAATTTCACCATATGTATCTTTTAAATAGTCACATGAATCTCTGCGTTTTAATGATAATCCCATATATTTCAGGTCTCCTTTGTTTGGGTCATCTTCGTATAATATGCCAACATAACGTTTTTTCGATAATAATACAAATGGCATAAATGTTTTTTCATATTCCAAATACATTGGATTTTTCAAAAACTGACTACATATTTTTTCGACTTCGAATGACAATTCGATAGTCATTTCCAATGCGGGCTGTCCTCTTATAGGTTTCCCATCCAAATCTTCAAAATTGAATGTATAGAATACACTATCTGTGTCACCATAAATATATTCTGCTCGAGTTCGTACTTCTGTACCATTTTTCATTGTAACAATTGTGTTTCCATAAACATCTTCGATCATACCTCGTGCATACATAATCATTTGTCGTCCAGTTGCAGTTGTACACGCAGCAACGTCTTTTTCATAAAATGTTGATGTTCGAGCACCACACTGACCATACAACGAATTTGCCGTTACCTTATAACCCAGCTGACGCTTATCCAAAATATTTTTCATAAATGGGTCGGGTTCGGTTTTAATCTTTTTTCGTGTGTCTTTTCTTGCTTTTAACAATTCTGTCAAAATAGATGGCATAATGGATTGTTGACCTTCGGGAAGCTGTGCCCATCGACAAACCTTCCGCCCGACTTTAACTTTTTCTTCACGCGATTTTGGTCCTTTTAATCGTTTATATTCATAAGCATCGAATTCAGTGTTAATATATTCAAATCCAGGTAAATTATCATAAACAAAATTACCAGATGCATCTTTTTCTCCTGTTTCTTCTTTTAAATTTCCTTCCAAATCATATGTTTTGGTCCATACTTTACTATCATGACTATAATTTTGACTAATCATTGAAGACGGATACAACGAACTGTAATCAACGCACGCCACAGGATTATCCATATACATCTTACATTTGGGAGGCAATACAATAGCTCCTTCATAACCACCGTCATTTTCTTTTTTCTCCAAATCAGGCATTAACGTTTTTTTCTCTTTACATTTTTTTGCAACATAACTGGTAAGTTTAATACCTTGTCCACGAAACACTAAAAATTCAATTGGAACACTACAAATATTTGACATCTCAACAAATCCTGTAACAACATCGATTTTGTTCATTAAATGATGAACAAGGTTACAATCCTGAATACAGTATTTTGCAACAATAGCGCGATCCGCTGATGTTCCATTTGTTAATCTAAAAATATCCTGAGGAGAAACGTCGTCCTTAGCAATACCCCATTTTATTTTTTTCTTTTTCTCAAAATGATGATGGTCTTTTATAACAATAACATTGTACTTTGTGTTGTTATGTGTTTTTTCATAAATATCCAACACTTCGTATTTTTGTCCACCATTATAATAATCGGTTGTAAATGTAATAAGTTCAATGTGTATAAAATCGTTTATGTGAAGTCCCTTTAAATTTGCACTATATAACTCACAACGTTCTTCGCCATTTACTTCAATATTTTCAAAATGTTTGATTCCGTCACTAATATAACTACCAACAACATCATCCAATTTATAAGATGATAAATTGAAATCACGACGAAAATACATATACATATCAATTTGTAAACGACCTTCGATATTATAATAACGCAAATCATATTCACCACTAGCAATCGCCAATTTTTTATTTTCAATACTGCACGGTTTATGACCTGTATTTTCTGTTTTAATACGCGATAAACTTAAAAACTGTTCTGTTACGCGCAATTCCATTGCACGTTTATACATGAACTGATAATCAAACCCAAAAATATTATATCCAATAATAATGTCTGGGTCTTCTTCTTGTATTAATTTAGCCCATTCACATAAAATATCTGCTTCGTTTGTTACAGATTGTATTTCAACATTTTTCACTTTATCACACGTATCCAAAACAAGACAATGATTTTTATATGGTTCTTGTTGTCCATATTTCATAAAGGTTGAACCAATAAATGTTACTTTATCACCTTCCAATTCAGGAAATAAACACATTAATGCTTTATCTATTAACGTAATTTTTTCGTCGCGTGTAATTTTTTCCTTCATCAATAATACTTCCAGCACTGTTTTTTTTGAAAATTTACGTTCAATGGAAGATTTCTTTGGTTTTGATGGAGTTGTTCGTTCTTCTACACTAAATTCAGTATTATTGATTTCTTCATCCTCACAAGGAGGACTGTATTTATTTACAATTTCATCTGCTTGTTCAATCAATTCATTTATTTTATCATTACTGGATTTATATATTTTTTCTAATGAAGTATCTAATTTTTTTATGCATTTCTCGATTTCTGATTCGTCAGATTTACCATTTTTCTGATATACTTTTTCTACATTTTCGCAATGTTTATTTTTGAAAAAGGCACACATTATTGATTTTTTCAACAATTCAAACCCATTGTCTTCGTTTACCAATGGTTGATTTTTAAACACATCAACAATATTTGTTGCTAATTTTTTATATGTTTTAATCGGCACAGGAAAATCACCGTGACTACTACTGGCCTCAATATCAAAACTACATATTTTAAATGGCACACTATCTTCTTTATTATTCAATGGAATAAGTTTTTTTACCCCACATTTATATTTATATTTACAGCATGTTGCGATACTAGGATCGTGTGTTCCCCTTACTTTTACCCACCCGGATGGAGCCACATTTGTAATATGAAAGAAACGCAATAAGGGCGGAATGTTACTCTCATATAATTGATATTGACTAAGAGCCGGATACTTAGATTTATCCGAATATTTCAAAAAATTCCTATTTACGTCAAATTCTTCTTCTTTTGCATTCCATAGACGCTTTACTTTATTAAAACATCGCGTACTAATAAACTCAATTAACATAAATTTGGGCTTTTCTCCTTGGGTGAATCCATACAATTTATTGTGATCGTCAACTAAACGCGTATTAAATGACATCTTATAATAATTTGTTCTGCAACTATCTTTCAATGCATCTTCAATGTCACAATGAATATTATTAACTGTAGTTATATTGGCATTATCCGGTAGCTTAACGTAAAAGAAGGGTTTAAAATCAATCACATCAATAGAACACGTTTCTCCTTTTTCATTTATGCCAAACATTTGAATATTAAAATAGCTTTCATCTAATTTAATTGTATTATGTGATTTAGATTTTTTAGCCAATAGTTGCATTTCTGCATCGGGTTCATCTACTTTACTACATACTCGAAAATCAAATAACCTAAATTCCTTAGCATTATCATTTTTTTTAACACGCATTGTCTTCTTAACACTGCTTTTCATAATATTTATTTATTATTATGAAAATCTTTTTAATCAATTTTTACTTCAATGTTTTTTTTGACTTTCTGTCCTTCTTTTTTTCCGTTTTTCCTTTTGATTTACCTTTTGGTGTCTTATTCGTTTTTACTTTTTTTTTTGATTTGCGTCTTTTTCGCGTCTTTTTTGTTTTTTTTGGTTTATCTTCAATCATAGACAATGGAGCTGGTGTTTCACCAGCATCTGCATGATTAAAAAAATCCCTCAATGTATCAACTTCTCGTTCATCTTCAAAGTACTCTAATTCCCCTTTATTATCTATTCTAAAAACGGTAGGATAACCACTTATATAGATTTCCTTATCTCCTTGAATACGTCTATTTAAATCCATAAGTTTATTATCTTTTTCTGGGTCACTAAATTCTATTTCCATTATCTCGTGGTTAACATTAATTCCGTCTTTCATTTCATTCCATTTAGGCATTAATTGTTGACAATGTCCGCACCATTTTGCGTGAATTAAACCAACTATTACTGGCATTATATATATATTATTATTATATAATATATAGGTAAATGTCTAAAACAATATTTCTCGCATTTTTAATATTTACATTTTTTCTAGGATTATACGTATTTATTGAACTTAGTTCAAAAATAAAACCATACGAAAAAGATAATTTACAAGAGTTTTTTGAAAACGATGATTCAAATTGTCCCAATCTTCTTGTAAGAAAAGATGGTGTCATATTATTATACAATACATCCAAACCAGTGGTTGAAGGATATAATCCGATGCCATTTTATAGTTTAGACGAATATATTGTTCATTTAGAAAGAGAACGCACAAAAGGAAACAATTGCCCTGTATTATATTTACAGGCGGAAAATAATACACAAGGTGAAACAGTTTATCGGGCTCGTCCCAGTCCATTTGATATGCAAGGTGGACTACAGACACAAGTACCCGAAGTATTATATAAAGAAAATGCACAAAAAATGTTGGTTCCTGTAATGGACGCGTCCCGTGGAAATCCTCCTTATAATGTAAAACATTATGCGGGTTTTGACGCGCATGGTCAACACGTGGGGCAAACAACAACATTAGATGAAATACACGCATCTACATCAAAACAACCCGCCAGTGATAACGCAATGGATGAAAATTGGGGAGGCGTTAAACATACACAAAATGCAGTTAAAGTAGGAAAATATAAAGACCGTGAAGTTACAAAACCAAATCATGCGAGTCACCCAGGAGCATTTTAAATTGAAACATTATATAAGGATCTAATATATAATGTTGTGTAAATATCAAAATATACTTGGAAAGGTAAATAAAGGGGTTCATAGTGTACGTTTATTTAATGTTGCTATAATGGACGTATTAATGACAATAATATCTGCATATTTAATTTATTTATTCCATCCGAATTATAATTTTTTTGTAATATTAGTATGTCTATTTATTCTAGGTATTGTATTACATCGGTTATTTTGCGTCAGGACAACGATTGATAAATTACTATTTCCAACTGCGAAACAATAACATATTTACAATAAATAAGTTTTAATACTATTTATAACATTTGCGCCCAATTTTCGTAGTTTTCCTGTATTACCTTTTATATAAAAGTCATCTAATAGTGCTAATTGTTTTTTATATGCATCTATAAAGCCATACAAACTGTCATAATCTTCCAGGATTTTTTTTGCTACGTTAGTACTGACTCCTGGTATTTGACTCAACATTAATATACCGATATTATCTTTTGTAATATTTTGTTTTTTTGCTGTTTTCACAACATCCGGATATTCTAATACATTTGTGTTAAGATTATAATTGTTGTAATATAATATCTTATTTTTTGAAAAATCACGAGATAATTTTTCACCCATTGACAATAAATAATCGGCACTTTCCTTGACATTCTGGGTTCTCGTAAGTGAAAATCCTTTGAACAAATTGATAGATGTTAATGATGTATAAATTGTTTTTTTCTCGATAGGATTGACTATACTATTAATATTGCCTTCTATTAAATAAATAATATTATGATTTGGAACATTAGATGCATTTGATAAACGAAATGATTGTTCTGTATAACGCCCATCCTTTATAGAAGCCATTAAATCAGTCAATGTTTTTCTTTCAATAATGCAAATGGTCTCATCATCGTCTTTTTTTATTACTATATCACCAATATCTAAACTTTCTTTCGCAATATCAAAAGAACAAGGTATCGGATGACTTAATATAATACTCTGAATATTATCATAAAGATCATGTTCTCGAATATCAATAATAATTTTCATTGTAAAAATAATGTAAATGGTTATTATATTATTTTTAAACTAAAATATTTAAGCACGTCCACCAGGCATACCAATAGGGTATGATGAACGAGTTGTGGATGAAACGGGCTTCTTCATTAATGAATAATTACTGGAAGTACCCTTAAACGCGGTAGCAGAGGCGGCAGAGGCAGTTGCCTTGGGCAAAAGACCGGCCTTTTTGTTTCCACCATTTGTTGATTGATTTGTGATGCTTGATGCGGACGCAACTTTCTTTGTTGTGCTAAGAACCATATTATATATATACTAAATATAATAATTTTAAAAAAAATATAAATATTAAAATTGATTAATGTATAAATTATTCATTTTATTACATTATAATGAATAATTCTACTAACTTGGAAGAAGATATTTTGATTAAACAGGATGAACAGGGAAACGAATTTCTATATTTTGATCCATATAACCCTCTAAACGTTCAAATAACAGAAAACGATATTAAAAATATACTTAAAAGATACAATATTAATATTCCCGTTCATAATTTCACGTTATATAAACGTGCATTTGTTCATCCATCCTATACACGTCGTCCAGATGATGAAAATAAAGCAAATAATATAGTAATTGCAAATAAACCCGATAATTGTTTACCCTTACATACTAAATGTAACGAACGATTGGAATTTTTAGGCGATGGTGTATTAGAATGTGTTACAAAATATTGTTTATATAAACGCTTTCCTAAAGAAAATGAGGGATTTATGACAGAAAAGAAAATTGCATTGGTGAAAAACGAATCCATTGGGCGGCTCGCATATGAAATGGGTCTTCATAAGTGGTATATTATTTCTAAACATTCGGAAGGAAAACAAACTAGAGTAAATCTAAAAAAACTTGGTTGTTTGTTTGAAGCATTTATTGGGGCCTTATTTTTGGATTGTAATAAAATTAATGTCAAAGATGATAATAGATGGTTTGAAAATGTATTTACAACAGGGCCGGGATTTCAAATTGCCCAAAATTTTATTGAAAATGTATATGACGCACACGTGGATTGGATTGGTCTTATTAAACACGATGAAAATTATAAAAATATTTTACAAGTGACTATTCAAAAGGAGTTTAAAGTTACTCCACATTATATTGAAATTAATAGTTATGATCAGGAAAAGGGATATCATATGGGTGTTTATTTATGTTTAGGACAACAACATTTTAATCTGAAACACTTTCAATCTACAAACATAAATACATATAACTCATTTCAAGATATACACGACGTAATGGAAAAACAACACAAGGTGTTTGTGTTTTTAGGAGAGGGTATACATAAAATCAAGAAAAAAGCTGAACAAATTGCATGTAAGCAAGGATTAGAAGTTATGCAAAAATTTGTATAAAAGTAGATATCTACAATAATTTATAACATTATTGTATATGAATATAGATACGTTAAAAAAACGACCACAACCTAAACAAAAAACGGATTTTGAATTTTTTATTGATAATCCTGTACAACAAAAAACAATGGAAATTATTGATAAACGTGGTAGTCAAGTTATAAATCGCGATGAAATATTAAGAAGAGTAAAGAAAAATGTTACTAGAAAAGATGAAGTAGAAACCGACGCGATTGATAAATCCATTATTGCAAATAAAGAAGATATTTCTGATTCTTCCGAAATTATTGATGAAACAGAAACTGAAAAACCTAGCAAAGATATTGAAGTTGTTCAGGAAACCGAAGCTGAAAAAGAGGTTGACAAACAATCAGACATGGATGCTGAAAAAGAATCCGAAATGGAAAAGGAGGTTATAGCTGAACCAGAAGAGCCAGTTGAAAAAGTGCAAAAAAAACGAGGACGCAAACCAAAAGAAGGAGTATTTGATGACAGTGTTATAGAAGCGGGATTAGAAGAAATGAAAAAAAAACTTCCAAAAGAACTCGGCGATCAAATTATTATACGTGCACCCACATATTATATGAACAATCGTAAAATTTTTACGAAAAAAATCAATGAAGCATTCAACGATTATTTAAAAAAAATTAAATCAAGTGAAAAAACAAGCAAAGATCCTGAACAGCGCACTCTGTTTACGCACCAGGAAATAGTTCGCGATTATTTAAATATTTATACTCCATATAGGGGTTTATTATTATTTCACGGGTTGGGTTCCGGTAAAACGTGTTCTTCTATTGCGATTGCCGAAGGAATGAAAACAAACAAACCGGTTTTTTTACTTACACCGGCTTCGTTAAAAATGAATTATTTTACAGAATTGAAAAAGTGCGGGGATGATTTATATAAGAAAAATCAATATTGGGAATTTGTTTCAATTACAGGTAATCTTGAACGTGTTGAAATATTAAGTAAAACATTGTCTTTATCAAGAGAATATATTCGAAAGAAAAAAGGAGCTTGGATGGTTGATGTTTCGAAAAAACCTAATTTTTCTACTTTAAGTTCTGATGAACAAAAGAGGGTTGATGAACAATTAAACGAAATGATACGTGTAAAGTATAGAGATGAAAATTACAATGGTATTGATTTAAAACGATTGAAAAAACTTAGCGGAGATTTTACTCGTAACCCATTTGATAATCATGTTGTTATTATTGACGAAGCACACAATCTTGTGAGTAGAATTGTAAATAAATTGAAAGATAAGAAATCAGTTTCATATAGATTATATGAATATCTAATGACTGCACAAAATGCTAAAATCGTTTTATTAACCGGAACACCTGTCATTAATTATCCAAATGAAATCGCTGTGTTATACAATTTATTACGCGGATATATTAAATCTTGGACATTTAAATTAAATGTTAAGACAAATGACAAGACAACCACTGAACGATTTCTTGAACTTTTTGATAAAGAAGGGTTTAATACTTTTGATTACATTGAATATAGTGGAAATAAATTGCAAATAACACGAAACCCATTTGGATTTATTAATACAAATAAAAAAGGTGTTTTAAAAGGAAAAAAACGTGGAGGTATGTATGGTGGAGCAGATGAAGATGCCGTTAAAAAGGGAGAACCCGAAGTAGATGAAGAGATGATAAATACAGAGGAATCTGTAACGGAGGAAAAAAAAGAAGTCGAAGATGGCGATGAAACAAAAAAACGAGACGAAGCGGAAGAAGGTGACGAAGCGGAAGAAGGTGACGAAGCGGAAGAAAAAGAAGAAGGTGACGAAGCGGAAGAAAAAGAAGATAGTGACGAAACCGAAGAAAAAGAAGATAATGACGAAACCGAAGAAAAAGAAGATAATGACGAAACCGAAGAAAAAGAAGATACAGGGGTTGATAATTATACTTCTCAGGATTTGATGGATGCCCAGCAAAAGATTGCTTCTGCTCAATATGAACGTATAAGTACATTACAAAAGCAAGTTGAAAATATGGAGGACGAAATGACCAATTTAAAAGAAAAAAATGGAATTTTGGAAAAACAGTTGGTTGATGGAGTATTAGAAGAAGGAAAGCAACAGGAATTAGAAAAAGATAAAGAACGTTTGGAATCATTGGAAGAAAAATTAAATGCATTAAGTGATAATATAGAGAACATTAAAGGAGATGTCAAGGAACCATCAGATGAAAAAGAAGATAATGAAAATGAAGAAAAAATGAAAAAAGAATTAGAATCTCAAAAAGAAATGTTCGAAAAACAAATGAAAACACAAGAAGAACAATTTGAAAAATTAAATGAAACTATTAATCAACTGCAAAAACAAAATGAAGATTTACAAGGACAAATAAATGATAATGATAGTAATAAGTCGACCAATTATGACATGCCAAAAATAATAGATAAGCAATATCAAATGTCATCTACGCAAGATGAATTATTGGAAAAACAAAAAGGCATTATAGAGAAGCAAGAAAAAGACATTGGTGATTTGCAAGGAAAGATTGAAGATCTTAGTGGTAAAATAGATAAATTAAATGATAACGACGATGTTGCAAAGCAACAAAATGCATTAATGAAAGAACAAGAAAAAGAACTAAAACGAGAAATAGAGCAAATGCAAAAAGACAAGGATAAATCATCGAAAGAATTGGAGATTTTAAAAGCAAAGAAGAGTAAAAAAGGAAAAAAAGATAAGGATGTTTCTGACGATGAAGAGGAAGAAGAGGAAGAACAAACATTATATGGTGTATTTGAGAACAATGTGAATGCATTGGGAAAAAATATAGGAAATGTATTCGGAGTAGGAACACAAGGGGCTATTGTCGGTGGTACAAAGAAAAAACGTAAACCCGGAAAGCGTAAAACAGAGAAAAAGAAGAAAAATCAAATACCGATTGTTGATAAAATAATTACTGATGAAGAAAATATTGAAGATGATGCAAATGTTCGAAAAATGTACCAAATGGGACATAACCAAATATATGCTCCTCATTATGGTGGAGGGCCTTATGCAGACAAGTATAATGGCGTAAAACTCGACGCTGCAGGAAATATAACAGACGATTTGTTTCAATCTACCATATTAAAAATATTAAAGAAATACAAATATGATGTAAAAGATTCTGATATTATTGTAGATAGATTCAAATGTTTGCCAGATGATAAAGAGGTTTTTAATAAAATGTTTGTAAATGTGAGTAATGGCTCTCTATTTAATTCAGATGTTTTGGTGCGTCGTATATTAGGGTTAACATCATTTCTAAGTGACAAAGAAGAATTAATGCCTAGTATTATCAAAGGCAAAGATGGTTCAAAATTTCACATTGTAAAAACAGAAATGAGCGATTATCAATTTGGTTTATATGAAAAAGTACGTAAAGAAGAAGCTGAACAAGAAAAGAAATCACGTAAAAATGCATTGAAAAATAAAGATGATAATGAATTATATAAATTTTCGTCAACTTATCGCATTTTTTCACGCGCATTATGTAATTTCGCATTTCCCCCTGAGGTTGAACGTCCCATGCCCAGTAAAAAAGAAGATGTTTCTGAAGATGCAGTGGATGGTATTAAGAAAAAGGAAATTATTAGTCGTGATAATTTTAATCCAGAAGACGAAAGTGCGATTACAGATGATACAAGTTATCAAAAGAAAATAACAAAATCACTAAAAGAATTAGCAAAAATGGAAAAGGGCGGTAGCTCGAAATATTTATCCAAAGATAGTTTGCAAATGCTTAGTCCCAAATTATTATCGTTATTAGAGAACTTACAACATCCCGATAATATTGGATTACATCTTATTTATAGTCAGTTTAGAACGATGGAAGGTGTTGGAGTATTAAAACTCATACTTGACGCAAATGGGTTTGCGGAATTTAAAATTAAAAAATCAGCAAATGGTGACTGGAGTATTATTCAGAAAATAGGTGATGAAGATAAACCCAAATATGTTTTATATACTGGTACAGAGACAGCTGAAGAAAAAGAAATAATTCGTAATATTTATAATAGTGATTGGGACGTTGTACCTCCATCATTGGTTGCACAATTAGAAAAACGACAAAAAAATAATCAATATGGAGAACTTATTCGAGTGTTAATGATTACTGCTTCGGGAGCCGAAGGTATTAGTTTAAAAAACACACGTTTTGTTCATATTGTTGAACCCTATTGGCATATGGTACGTAAAAACCAAGTCATTGGACGTGCTCGACGCATTGGAAGTCATTTGACTTTACCCAAAAAACATCAAAATGTAAAGGTTTATTTGTATTTATCAACATTGTCTGAAACACACAAAACAAGTGAAAAACATATTGAATTACGCATTCGTGACATTAGTCGTATTGACGGTAATACTCCTGTAACAACAGATGAAACGTTATTCGAAATTTCAACATTAAAAGACAATATCAATAAACAAATATTGGATGCCGTCAAGTCAAGTGCTTTTGATTGTAGTTTATATGCTACGAAAAAAACAGATGAATCTGTTGCGTGTTATAGTTATGGAAACATAAAATCCAATGATTTTGGTAGTATTCCAAATATTGACATTGATAAATCAGACAAAAAAGAATTAAATTTGAAAGAAAATGTTCTCGATAATTTACAAGAAATAACATATAAAGGTACAAAATATACATTAGATATCAAAACTAACAAAATATATGATTATGAAAGTTATCAAGCAGCACAAGAAAAAATGGGGGATTTAATATTTGTAGGTAAGATGGTCAGTAAAGATGGAAAACAAACGATTGAATTTATTTAATTATTATTATTGTAATTGTTGTTATAGTTATTGTTATTGGTATTATAGTAGTTGTTGCTGTTGTTGTAATTCACAATATTATTTTCAAAATTATTATTATAAATAGGCACTTCAAATAAATCCCTTGGGGCAGTTGGACTCGTTTGAATATATAGATTATCAGGTAAATTCGTGTATTGTTCAGCATGGCCTATACGAGTGATTAGAGATTGTATTCGGTTTTCTTGTACACGCCTGATTTGTGTAGTTTCATTATTTATCATATCTTGAAAAACTTGCATCCACCATATACGATCGAATTGTGACATGTTGCGAAACCATTGCAATATTTCATTTTCATTATTTGAAACGTTCATGCTGTTATTATATTAATATTATAAACACATTAATATAATATACTAATCAATTTCTTTTAATAAAAATTGATTCATATTTTTCGTTAAGATATAATTATATATAATTCATAATTATGAGAAACCCTATTAGCGTTGCGTGTGGTATTTTGGAGGTCATTCCCAGTGAACAAAAAGAATTCATTTCGGACATACATTTGTATGTTACGGATTTAAAGTTTGTTGCACCCGAAGTGTTAGGAAAAGACCCAAAACATTGGCATAAATTTAGTCAAATTCTTAACAAATATATTTCACAAGATGATTACAATAATACAGAATGGTGTAAAGGGGTGATTAACATTTTTACAGATCCAAATTATGAAGTAGTATAAAAAAGAGGATGATTTATAACCAATTCCTGAACAATCATTCCCAACGACGCAATCATTGCTAGACGTCCATTATTCAACTCTTTATCCAATAATAATCCATTTTTTTCCTGAGCCAAGTCAATGTCAAAACTTAATCCAATATCGCCAGGTTGATATTCCTCTTTAAGTTCAAATGGATTAGTATATGGATTTTTCCATCCACGAAGCATTGAATTAAATTCAGACGCAAACATAATAGTTAAAATGGCGACTTTTCCTGAAGAAGGAAGTTCATCAAATCCGTGAATGGCTTGTTTGTGTGTAAATTGTTCTACAATGGGTATTAATGTTGCAGAAACCATACCAATACGTCCATGTTTTAATTCGGCTTCTCTGTAATAATTTACTTTTGTAGTATCCTTTGAAAATCCAAATGGATCAAATGACTCCAATGGTGGTGTAGAACCACGAATAACTGATGGGGGTGACAAGCGTTCAACTTGTATAATACGTGAAACACATTGTGTAAGCATAGATAAAGACAAAAGAAAGAAGATTCTCATTATACATAAAATATACATTATTTTTTATGTATTTTCCCTAAATATATAAAAAAAATATTACAGCATATATGCTGTAATGACGTGGCATATATTTTATTATATTCTGACGTGGCGTTTTTTCGTTTTATTAAAATATTTAGTACACCGTTTTTTACGTTTACACGTTTTTTTTGCTAACTTATATGCTTTCCCTTTTTTATTACACCCTTCTTCCAATAAATGAAAATCATAGAATACTGTATTGCCCCCGGTAATCGCACTTGCCAGTCGCGCAATGCCCCAAGATTCAGCGGTTTGATTTGGTCGAGAACCACTTGAATAGTACGCACCACGTCCTTTATTAACTATTTTTTCCAACGCATCAATACTACATTGAGTTTTTTCAGAAAGTTCTCTAGATGGTTTAATGTTCTCCATATTATAAATTTTCATTGCTTTATTAATATGTTTTGACTTCTTAGATTTATAGGATTTTACCTTGGGGCGTTCTAAATATTTTCCTTTTTTATAGAGTTTTCGAGAACGTAATATATTCTTTTTCTGTTGTATAATATCCTTTTTATCGAGATGTTTGGGAACGTATTTATCTGGAATACTCATTTATATTATAATAATATAAAAATAAAATTATGTATATTTTCAATGTCTAGTGGATTATTTGTGAATCCTACACTTTTTAATCCCATTGCAAATAAATTAAAAGTAATATTCTGCATACCCGGAAATCACTTTTCTAATAAATTTTTCATTTCGTGGACCCAAACACTATTAATATTAGGACATAAATATGATATTAAAATATCAAACCAGTACTCATCACAAGTTAATTTTGCACGCGCATTGTGTTTAGGTGCAAACGTATTAAATGGACCGGATCAGAAACCATTTAATAATGGTGGCATTGATTATGATGTAATTATTTGGTTAGACAGTGATATGGTGTTTACTCCCGAAATGATAGATAAGCTAATAAAAAATGGTATGCAACACAAGATATATTCAGGTATATATGCAATGGACGGTGGAAAACATTTATGTTGTGTAGAAGATTGGGATGAAGAATATTATAAAAACAATGGTTGTTTTAAATTTTTATCGTGTGAAGAGGGTGATGTAAAATTAAAAAACAATCATAAAATAGTGAAATGTGCATATGTTGGTATGGGATGTATGGCCATTAAAAAAGGTGTTATTGAAGATGAACGATTTAAATACCCTTGGTTCTTTAGAAACATTACAGAATTCAATCACAATGGTGAGATTATAACGGATGGAACAAGTGAAGATGTAAGTTTTATACGAAATCTAATTGATAGTGGTGTAATACAAGATGTTCCTGTAGATTTATCATTACGTTTTGGTCATGAAAAACACATAGTATATTAATTTATAGTTTATACATTATAAATTAACTAACAAATATAACGTTTATTTCTTATAGTTATCTGTAATTTTATTCTTACAAGCGGCGTTCGGACATCTTTTAACGAAATATTAATGCGTTTAAAAATGTTTTTAAAAATAATATATAAAACAATCCGCATATATATTGTTATAATGAACGAGGAAAATAACGTATTAACTATTCGAACCGTTCAAATCCAACCCATTCGTAATATGATTACAGCAATAAAAGATATATTAACCGATGCAACAATGACATTTACAAAAGAAGGATTAAAAATTATTAATTTTGATAAAACACATACTATTTTAGTAAATGTAAATTTAAATGCAATTAATTTCGAATCTTATAATTGTGGTCCAAATAAAATCATAGTGTGTGCAAATACTATTCATCTGTTCAAAGTTATTTCAACAATGTCAAATGATGATACATTATCTATTTATATAGAAAAAGATGATTATCATGATGGAGTTGTTTCCCATTTAGGGTTACAATATGATAATGGTTCAATTAAACAATGTTATAGTCAAAAACTGCGTCTTATTGAACCCGATACAGAAGAAATGAGCGTTCCTGATGTAGAATACTCTACTGTGATTAATTTACCTACAAGCGATTTTCAAAAGATCATTCGTGATATGAATGGCATTTCGGACAGAATTGAAATCAAGTCAGTTGGTCAGGATTTGATATTTTCCTGTGCAGGATCCTTTGCTAAATCGAAAATTTATCGTTCTGAATCAAATGGAAATATGGAGTTTATACAAAAAAGTGATGAAACGATTGTTATACAAGGTGAATTTTCTTTGAAAAGTTTGAGTCATTTTATAAAATGTACACCTTTGTGTAGTCATCTTGAAATGTATCTAGGTAATGATCTGCCATTAATAGTAAAATATAATGTAGCTTCATTAGGTGAAATTAAACTTTGCCTAGCATCATTGCCACCTGCCTAACTGATAATTTTTTTTCATTTGTTTTTCTTCTGCACTGGTCCACCATATTTTATTTTTCAAGTCATTTGACTGTAAATAATCATTATTTGGAATGAAAACGTATTCTGTAATGTTAGTAAAGCATATTTTCTGTTCTTGTTTTACTTCTTGTTTTACATCTTTTCTCACTGAATTAGAATAAAGATGTAATCGATGCTTAAAAAAATAAATATCATTCATTTTTAATAATATAATAAGTAATTATTATATTTTTATTTTTAAGTTAATGTTCCGGTTGATGCTTTTTAAAAATACATCCTTTATTACGTTCATCCGTAATTTCATAAAATATAGATGAATCTTGATAATCAATGTTATCCATCCATACTTTTATAATACAAAAACTTTTCTTTGGGGATATAGTAATACCATTAATGTGATTATTTACATTATCATCACTACAAAACGTCTCTCCAGTAACTAATTTAAATAATTTTCGCCATGTATCTGGTACAACCTTGTTATGTATTTTATATGAAAAACATCCCCCGTTTCTATTTTTTTCGTGTTCCCATTGTGGGTCAATGCCACTTCTCATTAAAAACAACATTGTATTTCTTAATACACCTTCATTAATTGTTTCATTAAGTTTAACCACTTCCTCAACAGAATTTATATTCTCCATGATTAATTTATAACTATCCAAATTCCAATTTTGATCGGTTGGTAAGTGGTAATACAAATTCCACTTATCATTCAATAAATGTGTTTGAGGCATACTTATCCTCTTGTAAATATAATATAAAATACATTTATATTGTATTATAAATCAATTTTACTATGTTAGTAATTATTCACATTTCTCTACAATACATTTATCTTTTTCTATGCGTAAATAATTATTAAACTCTAAAATATATTCATTTGTTTCCGCATCTATAATTACAATTTTATAATTATTATCAAATACATACGGGCTAAATTGATATTCTAACAAACGTTTTACAAAACAAGGGGAAAAAAGTTCATTTCCAACTAAAAAATAAGAATCATCCAAATAAAATGTAATTTTATTTTTCATAGATGGATGACTATATTCAATCGTTAAAAAAGATACATTGGATTTTTCTATTTCTTGCATTTTTACATCTGTATACATATTTATTTTTGAAATAACAGAATTATAATATTTTATTAAATACAATGAATCACATATATTACCGTAATTTACATATTCGTTTACCAATTTATCATTAGATTCGTCCAATGTTTTATTTATATTTTTTTTATCGAAATAATCTGGTAAAATCGTACGATCTTCAATCATAAAGTGCAATGAATTTTTAGTGTGAGTGTGTTCATATAATAGACAATTTGTTTGCCAATTCATAGCATCAGGTTGATATTTTACATTCATTAAATAACATATAACATTATAACTATTAGTATAAATTACATCCACACTTGTTTTAAATAATGCATTAGAATTATATACATTTTTTATGTAATCGCGGGCATCATTATAAATATTAATACATTGTAATGATTTATTTATAACCCAGGGTTTTCTAATCAATTCTTGAATATAACTATTCATTAACATTAATCATAAAAATATTTTTATATTATCTTATAAAAATATTTTTTATTCACTGATATACCATTACATAGCGGTTTAAATATCCAATGTTACTGTGTTCTTATCTGATTTTTGTTTACGTTTTTGTGTACGCTTAGGCATTTTTCCGCTACTCTGCGATAAATCACCCAATGATGTTGCACTAACTACTGAATCTTCTTTTTCTTTATTTATAGTAATATTTTTTGTTTTTAATCCAGCCAAAATGTTTTCAATGTCATCGTTTTTTGGTCCACGCATTTCAGGTCGTGCACTTTTTTCTTGCGAATTTAAACTCCCAAAACCATTTAGTTCTACCCCTTCCTCATTCATAGATGAACGTAAATCTGGCCGACTATTTAATGATGTTCTTGCGTCACGCCCCACTTTCGTTTGCTGTGGTGCGGGAGGAGGTCCACCTTTTGGACGCATATCTTCCTCCTTCATCATTTCATTTGCAAATGCAAAACCAGGGGACTTTTGGCTCATTGTATCTACAGTAGCATCTGTAAATGCCTTCATCAAATCCGGATTTTGACGAATAACATCATTAAAACCAGGAGCAGAACTAGAAAGAGCTTTATTTGTAAAACTGACCACAGCGGCACTAAATCCTAATCGCAATACAAGTGATAACTCGGGGGCCATTTTTGCACCTTTATATTTATCATGTAATTCAGCAAATATTTCTTCATAACTGTCAATATCATCATTTATTTGTTCACCCCAACCATCCAAATTAACACCAAATGGGTCAAAAGCAGCATTTGCGTATTCTAATGAATTTACTGCTGTCATAAACCACCACCCTTGTAATTTAATACTATCTTTAGTACGCTTATCTTCCATTGCCGTTTCGTATTCATCTTCTATTTCATCATAAGGCGACTCCATTGTTAAATTATTATAACCTTTCAATTGACCCTTTTCATGCCACCCATCCAATTTTTTTAACATAAGACGCTTTTTGCGACGCATTTCGCGCTCATTCATCTTGGGTGGTGCAGGATTAAAAAAGCTTGTTGCTTGCTTTAAAAATCCATCTGAGTTTTGTCCAATTGTTTCGGCAGTTGCTGCCCCTAATTTTGAATCCGTTTTATCTTCGTCAATGTTCAATTGTATAGGTTCAGTATCCAATTTAATAGTAGATGGTTTATCTTCAAAACTACTTAAATTTACTGTTTCGCCCAAATTTACAGACGACCCGCCACCTGTTCCTGTCAAGTCATTTAACTCATTTTCTAGCGCATTGAGATCACCAACTTCAATATTACCCCCTCCTGACAAAGGGATATTTTTTTCATTCATTAATAATTCAATACCTGGCCCAAATTTCGTTGTAGAAATATCGTTACTCCCAACATCTTGTAATGTACCATCAATGTCTAAACTTACTTCTTCCATTATGATAGTTAAAGAAGAATTATTTTTAAGTTTAACGCACATATTATATTTTATTTTCTAAATACCAAATACCTTGTAAAAAACAATCAGCCAAATCATCTTTCTTTTTTACTTCTAAATGACCGTTCCATTGGTCATACAAATTATACTTCTTCAACATTTCAACCGAATAAGTAATTGCATTTTTTTTATTCTCTTTATATCCTGTACCCTCTTTCTCAAAATATTTTAATTTATTTTGTGAACTTATAAATTGTATATCTATACTTTCATTTTTCATTATAAAATATTGTGCTAACATACCTTGTATTGTTTTCATACGGTTGGCAATTGGACTTATTTGATTTTCAATAATTACCAAATCTATTTCCGCTGTAACAAAACATTCATTACTTTTTAATTTTATTTTTTTACCTAATTCTATCAAATCATATTGGTCACATTTCTTTCCTTTTTTATTACATTCACTTAAACACCGGTTATTATAAAATTCTAAAAATGTGTCAATACATTCCTTTTTTGTTTTCTTTTCTATTTTAAGAAAATGACTATTTACCAATTTAAATAACTCATCGACGGATTTTTTATATAATTTAGTTTTTGTATAACTCTTATTTGGAACAAAGTATTTACTTTCATTTGCATGATTTTTACAAAAAAACAAATTATCTTTATTATAATACGCCTTCTTGTTACATATTTTTTTGTTTTTTAGTACAGCATTACACTTGCGTGTTTCTAACATATCATCTTCAATTAAGTTCATTATACCCCATTTATCTATTTTTACTTCATTATTACACAAATCTAAAATACAATATGCCATATTTTTGATTCCTACATCAAAACTTATTAATTTCATTTTATAGAATACTATAAAATGATATTTAACTTACTTTTCATCGAATTTAATATTTGGTGCTATTTTACGTTCCGCCAATTCAAATTTCATCATATAATTCTCTTTTAAATCACTATTATCTGTATAAACAATATCAACAATATTTAATTTATTTTCTTTTGATACTTCATTTAAATTTGTATTCATAATATTTGTAGCTTCTTTATTCATTACCTTTCGATAATCACAATTTTTTATAACGGGTTCACCTAAACTACTATTTACACTAGGACGTCCAAATACCTTTAATATAGGATCATTTTCATTATACTGTCTATAATCCCCTTGTATTTCTTTATAAGCTTGATTAATATCCATAATATATATTAATCAAATATTTTATTCGTTAATTAATAGCGAAACCAAATCCGGTTTTTTCATTTTTGATACAGCGTTTGACAAATTTCTATCTTTCACCATTTGTTTTAACTGTGCAACATTCATTTTTTCATACTCCTTTGTAATATCTTCCTTTTTTAAAGATTCTATCTCTTCTGTTACTTGTCTTTTTACTTCACCCTCTTTATCATCACTATCCTCAACATCCTCTTCTTGTACTTCACATTCCTGACTCTCCTCATCTTCATCTTCACCTTCCTCACTATCCTCCTCATCACCTTCCTCACTATCCTCCTCATCACCTGCCTCACTACCCTCCTCATCACCTTCCTCACTATCCTCCTCATCACCTGCCTCACTACCCTCCTCATCACCTTCCTCACTGTCCTCATCATCTTCATTTTTTTCAGATTCATTGGGGTACTCCATTTCTCTGTACTCTTCTGCTTCACCATAATATTCATCACTATTGACATTACTTAATGGTACTATATTTTGAATTCCATTGTCACTTTCATCATGATTCAGTTTCTGTACAACATTGTTTACAATCTGTAACAATGTTTCGGTCTTCTCTTCCATTGCTCCTAAACGTTGTCTAAAATGATAAACGAGTACAACTACTAATATTGAGCTGATAAGTATACTTGCTACAAAAAATGTATTTAAAAATCCGTAAACCTCCATATAAAGATTTTTATATAATATACTATTAAGACAAACGTATTATTTAAATCTATTTACAAATATATTTTAATATTGCCATTTTATATAAATGGAAGACGAAAATAATCAAAAAGTTTCCAATAAAATAGATCTTAATTTTGATAACAAAATGCTTATCATAGTCGTATTATGTATTATTTTGTTCTTTTCACTTTTAGGAGTGAATCTATTCTTCTTTTTTGGAGGTATATTTGAAAGCGTGACAAAATTTGTAATGCCCTTGTTTAGACAAATATTATCTTTACTCGGTTTCTCTGCTGGTACTATTATTAACAAAACCGCGGATGTAGTTGGAGATACAGCAAAATTCAGCGTCGATATTGCTGAAGGTACGGTACAATCTGTCGGCACTTTACTGCAAAAGGCAAGTGCAGGCGGATTAACTGATGATATGCGTCGCAATTTCAAAGATTCGATGAATGTCACGCCATCATCGTATGAAAATTCTGTACTCTCAACGGCAGCATCAAAGCGTTCATCTTGGTGTCTTGTTGGAGAATATCAGGGTAAACGCGGTTGTGTTGAAATAAACGAAGGTGACAAATGTTTAAGTAAACAAATTTATCCTAATAAACAAATGTGTTTAAATCCTACGCAAACAAATAATATGCAACACGTAAACAAAGCAGCTGCGCGTAATCAGCAATAATCATTATATGTAAATGTTACATTTACATCTTGTTTCGAACCATTTTTATATGTACATAAACTTATATCATCAAACCGGTCAGTTACTGTCATTTTAACTGACCCATATAAATATGTTTCATTGTCATATGTGTAGTCATATGACTTGTAAGTATAGTTAGAATATTGAATACCTTCACCATAATCGTATATTAATATATTATTGTTTAATATATTTATAGATGGATCAATACGACTTAACTTAATGGGTTCTTCTTTTCCAATATTTACAAAATAATAAACACCTTGTTTTAAATTATATGTTATGTTTGATTGATAATATGTATCAAACACATAATAATTTTTAGATATATCTTGTAATGATATTGCTTCTGTATTTTTTAAATTATATGCATTGTTGTTTATGTCATAATCAAAATAGACAAAATTACTTAGACATCGAACATAATTTTCAACGGTAATATTGGATGTTGTTATTGCTAACTGATTAACAACACTATTTGTGCTTGTATTTTGGACGACCATTGCATTTTGTTTGGCATTGTCAGAATAGGATAATACATTTAAAGAATTGTAATTGTTTGAATTTGTTTCTATACTACCACTATTAATACTATTAAAACTACAATCTTCTTGTATAAGTAAGTTATTTGTATCTATATTTGTCATTATACCGATTTTTATATCAAAATCACCCAAACTTGTTAGGTTCTGAGTTGATATAACCGGTGTAATACCAATATCATATACATAATCACTTGTGCTGTTTAAATTTATATTATTAATGGATACATTTTGTAAATAAATAATACCAGTAAAATCTTTATTGGTTTCTTTATTATAATTAAACGAAACGTCAAAATTAACATTACTTGATTGAAAATTTACATTTAAACTAGCAGTGATACTATTATTAAAACTTAAATTACACGCAAATGATGATAAATTTATACTATTATTTTGAATGTAAATGTTACCTTCACGTCTTAAACTAGTTGATTTCATAACACCATTTATATACAATGCAATTGGAAAGTTAATATCAACAATTGTATTGTCACTTTGTGGTTTTAAAGTATATAATTGAAGTACATTACTTGTTGAATTATTCAACACAAATTTATTTGACTCATAATTCGATAGTATATTATAAGGATATCCTTCATTTAATATGCCATAATTAATAGTTTCTTTTTTATATTTATAGAGGGGAACAGATTCATCAAGATATAAATCTATATTTCCGGGTACATTTGCTGCTGTTGAATTCGTTTTTATTATAGTATTAGGACATCCATTATCCAATGTCTTTATTTTGTAAAATGTTTGATATGTATCATTTAAATCTCGATTATAAAATGAGACAAAGGTTTTTGGTACTTTTAATTTACTTTTATTGTTTACAAAAAATGACCATTTCTGTTTTTGAGTTAAATCATTTGTTTTATTTGATGAAGTATTATTTGCATATTTTAATATTTCAGCTTTACGTCGCATATCTAAATCAAATTGTGTATATGCAGTAGTAGTATACGGAGATTCAACTTCATAACGACTAATTGGTATATGTAATTGTTGCTTTTTTTCTCGTTGTAAACACATATCACTTAATGTTGTCATTTATAATATATATTATAAATGATAATAAATTTATGTTTAAACCTTAGAACTATACCATATATTGGACAAATATCCATAGTAATCTTCTTCGCCTACTCCAGTAGCATATTTGCTTGTAGACATGTTAGGACCGTTATTTACAATGCTGTTAATTTCAAATACGTTAAGTGCTTTTGCAAAATAGCGCAAATCTGATAATTTTCCAGCAAAACCACCATTCTGATTAACTACAACATCCTGGTAATTTTGTTTGGGTGTATGGTCTAATACGGCACGTCCAGATATAGTACCATTTATATATACATCCATTACTGTGTTTTTCATACGAATAGCAACATGAAACCATTTCATAATAGGAATATTATCAACAGTAACTGTGTTTGTGGGATCACCCGCTTTAACTGTATTCATTTTTACATACAACTGATTGGTATCTGGACCATAATATAAACCAGGACTATTATTAACCACATCTAAATTATTTACCCCAGTAGGAGCATCTCCTTTGCTAAATATGTGATTATACTTTGTTCCTGATGCTGATGGTACGTCCTTACCCATACGTAACCATACACCCCACGTAAATTCTAAACCAGTATTTTCATTGTTTGATTTGAAAATAGGTGTATAATCCGCTGACTTTGGGTCTTGGCTAACTACTACGGGTTCAGTCCCATCCAATAGTCCCTGCACTACATAGGGGTGCTTACCTGGTTGTGTAAAGTAAGCAATTAACGTTATACCAATGCGAATTAAAAAGGTAAATACAATTACCACTAAAATTAAAAATCCAAACTTAACAACCATTGTATTTGAATCTAAAAACGATTTTGACCCTTCTACATTTTTTGTCAAGTCATCTACGCCTGCATTTAATGATTCCTTAGCACTTGATATGCTATTACTTAATGTTTCATATCCTTGGTTAAAAGCATCAGATGATTGTTGTCCAATATTATCAAAAGTATTTTGAGTTGATGACATTACTACTTATATACTATATTAATACATAAGTAATTTCCTAAAATAAGGTAAATTTAGATTGTTCAATATTATCCTTAAATAATGAAAGGTCTACACCATACGCAGGTAATATACCACTACGTCCATTTCCTTCCATATAAATATCATATACCTTTTGTGGATTCAATGGCTCGGCCCAGCGTTTAAATTTTGTAATATATCCCTCAAAAGAACCACTGCTTAATGTCCAGGTACTTGGTGTACCGTGTGTATATTTGGCAGATTTAACTAATTTGCCATCCATATAAACATCAATAATTTGATTGTCAATGCTTATTGTTAAACATACCCACTTTTGAATGGGGAAATTATCAGTAATTATTAATTCCGCTCCCGATGTTGCAGCAGTAGAAGCATATTTTAAAGTAGGTGTGCTTGCTGCTAAATAAAGTTTTGTACCAGCTGGATTTTGAGTATCACCATTACTAAAAGTAATAAATGGGCACTCACCACTATGTTTCTTTACATAAACCCAAATACTATGAGCATATCTTGTCGAATTTGGACTGCTTAAATCTTCCGGTGTAACGCTTGTCGCCGAAGTGGTGACATTTTTATAGTCAGAAATTTCCTGTGACACATTTGTTACATATTGATAAATTACATATATCAACACGATTAATACGATTCCTAAAATTACCAAAGTAACGTTCATTTTATATATATATACTATAAATATTTTACAACAAGGGAGGATTAAAACTCTGGTATAAATTATAAATATACGCTATTTGCATTTTTGACAGCGGTTCTTCAAAGTATTTAACATTACATATTGCACCATTGCTGTCATCATCATCGCCTATATAAATATTGTCATAAATACTATGGTTGGGACTTTTATCAGTTAATAAAATGGTCTTACGTAGTTCTCCATTTATGTATATAGACACTTCATTACCACTGTAATTAAACACAAAATGATTCCATTTTTGTAGTGGTAAACTCACTTCATAACGGTCTATTTCTCCTTGGTCGTTTATTTTATTATTATTTGTATACTCTATAACAAATACGTGTGGTTCTCGATTATTTGGATCTAGTACAGGAGGTGTTATCTTGTCGACTGCATCATATTCTGTAACATTCGCATCATTATATTGCTTATTTTGGATCATTAATTTGGGTTTACTTGCATAATCAAATATAGTATATTTTTCATTTGTATTTGGTGGAGTATTTATATATACCCACATACTAATACTATAATTGTGTCTAGCTATTTTTTCATTGTTTTCTTCCATTGCCAAATCATAACCACTAAATATAGAGCGACGTTTTTCTAAAAACATGGGATTTTCTAATAATTTAGTTCCCTGTAATGATAATGTGCTTTCGATAAATGGTAAAAAGTATATTGTTGCAAGAATAATAATTAATTCAACAATGTATAATATATACACTGCGGGTGGTGAATTTTTAAAATCTCGTATTATATATTTTATAAAATCTACTATCATACACGGGATGTAAAATAACAAATAAGCAAGAAAACCTAAATTACCATCTAACTTTTTCAAATAATCTCCTAAAAATATATATGCAATACTTAATGCTACAATGACCCCAAATACTAATAATGCATAAAATATACGTTTTGTTACATCTAATTTGTATATGGATAAATCAACATAATTAAATAATATAAATGTTCCTATCATTATACCAATTGCACTAAATGCCATTTTTGCGGACGAACTGTCAAATGCCGATACTGCGTTTCCTAATTTGAAATATAGGTAAATAAGAGGTAAAAGTACAATAGATATGTAAATCACTATATTTGAACTTTTATAAAGCAAATATGGGTCTTTAATCGCATAAAATATAAACACTGTTATACAAGCTAGTAAAATATACAAAATTCCGTATGATGTCATATTATCTTTAAATTCATTGTCTGTATTTAAAAAATTAAGAAAAGTTGTAATAAAAGGAGGAAGATCATCTATTTTCTGTATATTGTATAAAACAATTAACGCTCCTATTATTGAAAATACTATCCAAAAAAATATTTCAGTTACTTTCATTAATATTATTAATATATAATAATATTACATATTCTCCATAGCCGTTTTTTTTCCGTGACATTCTCTACACATTGCTACTAAATTATCTACATGATTAGAACCACCATATTCCAATCGTATTTTATGATCAACTTCAAACCATGCTGTTAGTTGTTTTTTACAATCACCACATTTCCAGTTTTGGTTAGATGCAACATATTTTTTTTTCGTTTCACTTACTGATCGTTTTGTTGATTTCTTTCCCGATTGTTGTATTTTATCGACACTTTGCTGTGGTTGATTTCCGCCACTGTTTTGCATATAATTATTTGCACTAAAATTCAAAAAGGGACTTATTATCTTATTACTATTTTTGTCTAATGGCATGTATTTTAAGTATTCATTTGACGTTTTTATAATTTCTCCTGCTCGCAATGGGTCTCGTTTTATTAGTACATATAACATAAAAGCACCAAAAGCAACACCACCCATTTGCAAATATTTTTTAGAGTCCAATACGGTTTTTATATACTTACCGTCTGTATAAATGTTTCCAATAATAATACCTGTTATTAATAAAAATACTAATTCTATTCTCATTTATATTATAATTGTATTATAATTTTATCATATAAATTGTTAGTATACCAACAAATATGTAGAACAAATAAACATAATGTTTTTTTAAATGTATCATATACGTTTTCAATGTCGTTTTATTTACATACTTTTCTTTATATAATTCGTGCGCTTCACGTCGCGATATTTGCGGTTTACCGATTTTCTTGTTTATATAATTATGAATAAAATGCATCCATTTTTGAAAATCTTTATTATTTCCCAAATAAGGTGTAACCGGATATTTATCTAATAATGCACTAAATTTTTTTCCTATTTCAACATCTGGTATAAATAATGGCATATTCATAATTAAATCATAATATTTTCTTTTTACAACTTCATTTGGTGTTACAGGATAATTATAAGCAATAGTATGAAGAAAAAACCAAAAATGAGGTCCCCAAATTTCTGATTCGTATTTCATTATATAAATTAAAAGACATTATAATAGTAAAATATAAAGATTATGTTACTATTTTTTATATCTTATGAGTGATAATTATTGTAATAACTGTGGAAAACAGGGGCATTTATATCATCAATGTAAATTGCCAATTACAAGTAATGGTATTATTGCATTTCGAATTAATAACAATAATATAGAATATTTAATGATTTGTAGAAAAGACAGTTTGGGTTATATTGATTTATTAAGAGGTAAATATAATTTATATGATAAAAATTACTTACTTGAAATGATTAATCAAATGACCATCCAAGAAAAAGTTAAAATTTTAAAAAATGATTTTGACTTTCTATGGAATGACCTTTGGGGATTAAATAATGCTTCAAAGTATAAAAATGAAGAAAACATTGCCCGAGATAAATATTTTAAATTAAAACAGGGGTATCAACTAAATAGTGAAAATGTTTCATTTAAATCGCTAATTAAAGATTCTAATACTAAATGGGAATGTCCGGAATGGGGATTTCCAAAAGGACGCCGAAATTTTCAAGAAAAAGATTTTCAATGTGCTATTAGAGAATTTTGTGAAGAAACTGGATATAAAAATAATATACTACACAATATCGATAACATTATGCCATTAGAAGAAATATTTACAGGTTCGAATTATAAATCATACAAACACAAATACTTTGTCTCATTTATCAAATATGAAGATAGTTTAAATACATACAAAATACAAGACACTGAAGTAAGCGAATTAAAATGGTTAACCTATGAAAATGCTTTGAAAAAAATACGATGTTACAATTTAGAGAAAAAAAATGTGCTAGAAAACTTACACAATATTCTCACAAGTTATCGTATGTTTTTACTATAAAATATTTTTGTATTATATATGAATAATAATACAAAAGAAAAACGTTGCCCCAAAGGTTCACATAGAGACCCTATAACAAAAGAATGTGTAGAAATTGCTAAGAAAGATAACGTAAAAGAATCCAAATATCAGATTGAAAAAGCAATGGGACATGGAGCTCGTAATCAAGTAGAATTTGTAATATCAAACGATTTTTTATATAATGTTAAAAATATTTATTCGCGAAAAGATTATAATGCAATTAAAGTGGAACATTTAAAAAAACTCCACGATAAATTAAAATATGAAGACGAAACCAGAAAAGGACGAAAATTTATTAAAACATGCCCTAATAAAAACAGTTTAATTGATGCTATTTTAGAAATGCAAAATGAAATTAGAAAAAAAAACGGATTGGATGAAAATGCGACAGAAGTTGTGGAAACTGTACCAGAAATACCCAGTCCAATGGAAGAAAAAATCAAACCAATAGATGAATCCATTTTCGAAAACAGTATTAAAATACCTTCTTTCATAATAGATAAAGATGATACATCTAATAGAGAACTCGATTTAGGTGAAATTCCAAAAAACAAAGAAGATGCTGAATACAATGATTACTTAAAAAAGAAAGAACTTATGGAATATAATGAAAATAAAACAAAAATTCATTTTGAAAATTTATATCCTACTCTTGATGACCCGAATTTTAGTTCAAAAATATCTCTATTTAAAGAATTTGATCAAACAAAATATGATGGTCAAATTAGAAACATTGAAGAACACGCAAATAAATTGTGTAATGCAGAAGTTGAATTATCACCTCACCAAATGTTTGTTAAAAACTTTATGTCAAACAAAACCCCATATAATGGATTGTTGTTATATCATGGTGTAGGTACCGGTAAAACATGCAGTGCTATTGGTATATCAGAAGAACATCGTAAAATAACTGCACAACACGGTAATAAAAAACGTACTATTATAGTGGCTTCTCCAAATGTTCAAGATAATTTCAGAAATCAACTTTTCGATGAAAATAAACTAGTCGAAAAAAACAATATATGGTCTGTGGAACGCTCTTGTGTTGGTAATGATTTTTTAAAAGAGATAAACCCAAGTAATACATTAGGATTGCAAAGAGAATTTATTGTACGCCAAATAAAAAGTATAATAAACAACAATTATGTATTTATGGGTTATACTGAATTTTCACGTTATATTCAGAAAAAAGTTAAAATAGATGATAGCGTTGACGTCAAAACCAAAAAAAATTTATATCAAGACAAATTACAAAAATTATTTAATGATCGATTAGTCATTATTGACGAAGTACATAATATTCGCATTTCAGACGATAACAAACAAAAACAATTGGGTCGTCAGATGATTGATGTTGCAAAGTATAGTAATAATATGAAATTATTGTTACTGTCTGCTACACCCATGTACAATTCATACCGAGAAATTATATGGATTATTAATTTATTAAATTCTAACGACAATCGCGGTACTTTAAAAACAGACGAGGTATTTAAAAAAGACGGGACATTTACGGATAATGGCGAAGAATTGTTGCAACGAAAACTTGTTGGTTATGTTTCATATATACGTGGTGAAAATCCATATAGTTTTCCTTTTCGAATTTATCCCGAACATTTTGAACCAAACAATAAACCCAAAAATTATCCAACAATTCAATTCAATAAAAAAGAAATAAGTAAACCAATTCAACATATTCCATTATATTATTCGAATATGGGAGAATTTCAAGCAGCATCATATAAAAAAGTTATTACTAATTTATCAGAATCAGAAAAGATTTCATTTGAAAATATGGAAGCATTTGGATATACCTTATTACAAAAACCAATTGAAGCAACCACTATAACTTATCCATCCGTTGATAGCGAAAAGGAGTTTTTCACGGGTAAAACAGGACTTCAACACATTATGAAATTTAAAACGCAAACAAATCCAAAACCAATGAAATATGATTATAGTTACAAACCGGAAGTACTCAAAGAACACGGTAACATTTTTTCATTGGAAAAACTTAATTTATATAGCGGTAAGTTACACAAAATAGGGAATGTTATTAAAAAATCTAAAGGTGTGATATTAATATACAGTCAATATATTGAAGGTGGCGTTATACCCGTCGCATTGATGTTAGAAGAAATGGGATTCCGGCGTCATACATCAAATCCACAAGGAAAATCATTATTTAAAGACGCACCTGCGGAAGGTATTGATTACAGAAATTATAAACCCAAAAGCACTTTTAAAAATGAAAAGGAATTTAAACAAGCAAATTATTGTATGATTACCGGCGATGCCAATTTTTCTTATGATAACAACATTGAAATCAAGAAAATAACAAGTAAAGAAAATAAAGATGGAGAACTTATAAAAGTCGTTATTATTTCCAAGGCAGCATCAGAAGGTATCGATTTTAAATTCATACGTCAAGTACATATTATTGAACCCTGGTATAATATGAATCGTATTGAACAAATTATTGGTCGCGCTGTTCGCCAAGGAGGTCATTGTTTTTTACCTTTCAAAGAACGTAATGTAGAAATTTATTTACACGTTGGAAAAGAAAAATCAATTAAACACGAAACACCCGATATGTATTTATATCGTCTTGCAGAGAACAAAGCAATACAAATTGGAAATATTACTCGTATGTTAAAAAATGCTAGTGTCGATTGTGTATTAAATATTGGACAAACAAATTTTACCATTGAAAAATTACAAGAACAAGAAGAAAATAAAGAGATTAAAATTAAATTGTCTTCGGGAAAACTCATTGATTATAAAGTGGGCGATAGACCATACAGCGAATTATGTGATTATAAAGACAATTGCTCATATAAATGTTTAAGTACAATCGATTTCAAAGACAAAGAAATCATAAATACAAATTATACAAATGAATATGCTGTTATGAATTATAATGTTATTGTAAAAAGAATAAAAAATGCTTTTGTTTTACACAATATTTATAAAAAAGATGACCTAATTAATGAAATTAATTCCCAACGTGTATATCCAACAGACCAAATACTTTATGTTTTATCTCAAATGATTGATCACAAAAGTGAATTAATAAATGACAGTTTGGGTAGAACCGGAACAATTATAAATAAAGATAAGTATTATGCATTTCAACCTCTTGAAATAAATGATGAAAGTATATCAATACTAGAACGAACAAAACCTATTGATTATAAACACTCAAAAATTAATTTCAAAGAC